GCACCTGCCCAAGAATTGGGTTACAGAACGAACCAAGACGCTCAGAAAAGTGAGCTAAAATTGGCACAACGAACTGGACACCCTAGTTATTAATATCCCAACCGTTGTGTGCGGCGCTGCTCAGCAGCGTCCACACACTTCAATAACGATTAATAGATGAAACTCCGAGTTTTAGGCTCTTCTTCAAGCGGCAATAGCTACCTCTTCCAGTCCAGCACTGGAGAGGTGCTTGCACTGGAGGCGGGCATCAGATTCGACAAAGTGAAGCAGGCTGTCAACTTCAACATAGACAACATCGTAGGCTGCTGCATCACGCATGAGCATGGCGACCACGCAAAATATGCAAAGGACTTCATCGACGCTTACATACCCGTCTATATGTCCACCGGCACATGCGAGGCTCTCCATCTGTCTCCGGCAAGCTGTGCGCAGTGCGTCAAGCCATTCACGGAACTAAGGATAGGCTCCTTCAGGGTCATACCGTTCCCCGTGCAGCATGACGCGGCGGAGCCATTCGGGTGGCTCATCAATCACCCGGAATGCGGCAACGTACTCTTCGCCACAGATACCTACTACATCAAGTACCGCTTCCCAAAGCTTAGCAACATCCTCATCGAGTGCAACTACCGTCTTGACCTGCTGCAACACAACGTACAGCGCGGAAGCATCGACCACAAGCGTTATGCGCGTACCATCGAGTCCCACATGTCCTATGAAACATGCCTCTCGACGCTGCTTGCAAACGACCTCTCTAAGGTCAACAACATCGTACTTATCCACCTGTCTGCCGACAACAGCAACGCACGTGAGTTCACCTATGGCATTGCAAAAGCAACATGCAAGAATGTCATTGCTGCCAGCAGCGGAACAGAAATCGACTTCAACAAAACACCGTTTTAATCATGCCACAGCAGTTCATACACGTAAAGATTGGTCTCACTGACGGCATCTATCCCGTCAGAGAATTCATCACTACGGGTCTCATGCACGATATGTACGAGTTTCAGCAAGATGAGCATACTATCGGATGGGTGCACAAGCGGTGGTGTACGCCCGTCTCCGCCCCGCAAGCTCCCAGTGGCAGCGTCCCGTGCCAAGGCTTACAAGCCGTGGATAGCGTCCACGCCAACACCGACTGGCGCTCATTCCTCCGCACACATTGGGACGCTACTCACAACCACTGCCAAGTCGAGCACCTCAACGAGTTCTACGCCATCTTTCGCCGTGCAGCTGCTGCATACATCAACAAACAATTTCATGAGCAAGATAAAGATAAAAGTCACCATCAACATGGAGCACATGAGCCACGACGAGCAGATGCGCTTCTTCATCCAACTGGCCGACAAAGGCCTGCTACCGCCCTGTCCGCCGGAGATAAGACAGAAGTACGAGGAACCGGCAGACAAATGAAAACCGTACAACTGTCGCTGTTCCCTGATTTATAAATCCAAACAAATATGGAAGAATTATATTATGTCAAGGTGGAAACCCACCATAACAACATCAAAGGTCAATGGATTGCAGAAGAAGCGAAAGCGCAATTCAACAACACCGTTATAGAGGCCGATGACTATCCCGAATTGCTTAGCAACTTTGAAGATATTGTGTACGCCGGAAAAGAAAACTTCCCACGCTGCACGTTCGACAATATTGAAGAGTACAAGGCTCCAATCGACAACAGCGGCATCAGGTACATACGTTACTTCGCTCGCAAATCCGTGGATTATCCCGATGTCTCTCTCATTCTCACACCAGTCAGAATGCTGAACTTCTAATTTTTACAATCATGAGCTATCCAAACCAATACGTCGGCGGTCTCTCACCAAAACAGAAGGCACGCCGGTGGAAATCCAAGAAGTGGTTCAAAGTCCGGCATATGGAGGACCTCTGCGACCCACGCGCACGCCTCATTCCGATTTATTCATCGGGGGGGGGTATTAAGAAATAATCCCATACTATTGCACTTGATGAGCCCCATCTATAGCGTCCATTAAGTCTATAGCATCTATCCCAACTATAACATCAAATAAATATCAATCATGGAAAAAGATACAAACAAAGAATATATCAACGTACTTACCGACACCGGTAAGACAGCACTCCTGCTCTTCTTCATGGCATGCTGCAAGGAGGGAGAGGGCGACAACGTGGAGATAACTCCTCAAAAGCACAAAGAAGGCGACCCGCTGTTCTATGGTCCTGACTTCAAGCCCTATGCCTTCTACCATGAAGGCCTCTACCTTGAAGTGTCCTTCGAACGGCCTTCTTGGGTGTCCGACATCTTCGACAGATACAGTCCTTTCTTCGGCAACTATATCGGCCCGGATGTGGCCATTGATGATGACGATGATGAAGAAAGAACCGAAACCTACACCTTCCGCCTGACTGACTGTCTCGACCCTCTCACAGACAAAGTTAACTATGCAGAGGAGGAGATGTAGCAGCTATGTTCAGTATGCAGCGGCTGTGCCGCTGCTTTAATAACAAATTATATGGGGAAAATCAGAGAAATAGAAATCACTGGCAATAACTGGAATGAAATCATTAAGCTTCCATGCTTTTCAGCTATTGAAAAGAAAGGCGGTAAATTTGGTATCCCAGTTTCATACTGGGTTGTTATAAAACCGGATATGCACATCTACAGTCGTACCGAGGCAGGATTTATGGTTTCCGTTTTGGATGCGGGAGAGAGAAAAGCTTCGAAAGCATTGTTTAATGAGGCAGAGCGACTTGCCAGTGAATGCCGCGCTACAGTTGGTGACAAGTTAATCGAGTATGATGATAACAAATGGCAAGTACGAAGAAAGGAGTAGGAGAATGAAACCAATTCTTGATGCTTGTTGTGGTGCACGTAAATGTTGGTATGACAAGTCCAACCCGAATGTTGTGTTCATGGACAACCGCAAGGAGATTTGCACCTTGTCCGATGGCAGAACGTTAGAAGTAAACCCCGACATCGTTGCTGATTTCCGTCACATGCCATTTGAAGACAAAACTTTTAGCCTTGTGCTGTTTGACCCACCTCACTACAGATGGTGCGGTGACAATAGTAATCTCAAAAAAAATTATGGCCGTCTGCCGAAAGACTGGGGCAATTATATTGGGCAAGGATTCGAGGAGTGTATGAAGTGCTTAAAGAAAATGGTGTTCTCGTATTCAAGTGGAATGACCAACAGATTAAGTTGAAGACAATTATGAAATATATTCCATATAACCCACTTTTCGGACATCTCACAGGACGGAGTGGACATACATACTGGATTGTATTTATGAAATGAAAATCAATAATAAAATTCAAAACTATGACTAAAGAAAACATTACCATCAGCAAGCAAGCCTTGCTCAAAGCCTATCGTGAGGCTGAACCATCACAGAAAGAGTTCATGAAGCAACTCTTCGGTGCAGACGCATTCGCTTCCAACATCATGGAGCGCGTCAAGACATTCCAAGACGCTGTTAACGAACTTGGCAACGAACACCCGCTTGTAATTGAGTACAACACGTGGTGCAAGCAGATAGGCGGAGCATATTCTGCTGACGTGATGGCGTACTTGAAGCTCCGTATCATCACCGCTGCCCTCAACGAGGGCTGGGAGCCAAAATTCACCATAGACGAATGGCGTTACTATCCTTACTTCTACCTTCTCAACAAGGAAGACTATGAGCAGCTAAGCGATGAGGATAAAAAGCGCTGTGTCGGCCGTTCGGCCTCCTTGCGGATGCGCTCGGCGGTCTCGTTTTTGCGTACTCGCTCAGCGGTTCTGCGAACTCGTACTCGGACAACGGGGTGCGCCTTGCCTTCCGAACAAGCAAGTTAGCGGAATACGCAGGAAAACAGTTCTTGAACATTTGGGCCGATTTTGTTTTCAAAATCGGAGACCCGGAAAAGACAGAAGAAAAGTAGTATGAACAACGGACGTTTGGCTTTCTTCAACCTCGTCAAGGAGATGCGCGCGGCGCAGAAAGAATATTTCCGCACACGTGCGCACTCCGCTCTGGTCCGTTCAAAGGATTTGGAGCGGCGCGTTGACGATGAGTTGGCACGGGGCGACCGCTATCTCAAACATCAACAGCAGCCATCCCTCTTCCCGGACAACGGTTAGCTCCGTCCCGTTCTGTCCTGTTCGGCGCAATACATTGCGCCGCCCATAAACTATAAAGCCCATGGACATCTGCAAGACCGACATCAACACCATCACTCGTTACCTGCTCAACGCTCTACGATAGCATCGACAACACGACAGCATACAACCGGGCACGACTCATTCGTAACCTTGTGAGAAAGATAAAAAGAAAACAAGAAAAATTATGACGACCTTTGATGAACTTCTGGAGAAAAGCCGCAAGCACCAGCGGACACACAACCCCGACAGGGAACACGACCTGCAAGTGGCGTGCGTCGAGTGGTTCCGCTATCAGTACCCACACCTCAACCTACGCCTCTTCGCAGTGCCTAACGGTGGCTATCGTGACCGTAAGACCGCCTCCAAGCTTAAGGACGAAGGCGTTATCAGTGGAGTCTCCGACCTTATTCTCCTGAAGCCAAACAGGCACTTCCATGCGCTGCTCATCGAGATGAAGGTCTCTGAGAAGTATTCCCGGCAGTCCGTGGAGCAGAAGAAATGGCAGAAAGAACTTACACGCCTCAACGAGTATAAGTATGTTGTCTGTCGCTCAATCGACGATTTCATGCGTGAGGTAAATGAATATTTGAAAGGCATTCAATTATGAGCAATAAAAACGAACAGACCGTGGGAGGATTCATGTTCTACCGCTCCTTCCGCGACGCTATCCGGCAACTGCCACGTCGGCAGCAACTCGCGCTATACGATGCTATTGCCGACTACGCCCTTGACGGAATACTACCGGCTATCGACAACAAGATAGCCAACGTTATGTGGACGCTCATGCAGCCTTCCATTGACCGTACGAAGAAAACCGACCTTTCCCAGCCTGCACGACGTGGAGCTCCCGTCGGCAACCACAATGCAGCCAAGCATAAGCCGCAACCCGTAGCAGCTACCGTAAGCCCCGACACCGTTGCGGCATCCCCTCCGAAAACCCGAAAGGTTGAGTATGCCGCTGCATTGCAGAGGCTCAAAGCCTCAAACGAGGTCCCGCCCTTGCACCGTGAGATAGCTGAAATATCACGTGACCAGTCGTGGATAGAGTCCGTCTGCATGATGTTCCACCTACAGCCCAATCAGCTCACACCTTATTTCTCCGTCTTCCGGCTCGAATGTGAGACCTCAGGACGGCTACAGCACGACAACCTCAACGACTGCAAGCAACACTTCAAGTCGTGGCTGAGAATACAAATAAATCAACGAAACAAAAATGAGCAATCTGAACAACAAAACGCTAAGCGTAGACGAACTGACGTCCCGCCTGCTGAAAAGACGGACTATCATTCGTCCCTTTAGATGGGGGTACAGTGTTGATGACTGTACGCGCCTACTCACTGCCGCCTACAAAGCACAAGTGCAGGCGCGTGGAGGTCAATGTATCATGGACGATTACACAACTTCAAACATCATGAATGTAGCAAAAGCGATGAATAACCTTTGTGGAATGAAGCGTGGGTTCATTCTTTGTGGCGACTGCGGTAACGGTAAGACGACAATGATGCACGCTGTCGCTGATGCAACCGAATTATTACAAGACGACTTCGGGGCGTTCACACACTTCAAACCGGGATATGGCACTTATAAAGACGATGTCCACTACACTTTCGCCGACGCGATGGATTGTGCCTATGCTGAACGTGACGGGGTATTCGCCACTGCCGCGAAACCTATCCTTGTCATTGAGGACATGGGACAGGAACCGTTGGAGGTCCAGAGCTACGGCAACATCTACAACCCGGTCATTGATATTCTGGGGAAACGATATGAACGCTCGCTGCCAACCTTCATCACCACCAACTTGGATCCGCAACAGCTCGGCAAGAGGTACGGCAAACGCATTCAGGACCGGCTGCGGGAGATGATGTTCACTATACCCTTCGACAATCCGTCATACAGAAAGTAGCTCCGTATATACTTAAACTTCTCTTCACGTGCCAAACAGCTATCTTTACGCCCATGATTAAGGATATAAAATTCAATGGATACACAGCGCAGCCGTCCGACTATTCTTGCACGGACGGCGACCTGTCGCTGTCTCTAAACGGCATTCCCGACAACGGCACCTTCCAGCCGGTATTCCAGCCTAAGGTGGTGCTCGCGCTCGCCGATGGTGAGGATGTGGTCTATATTCACAAGACAACCAACTTCACGCACTACATCGTCTATACGGCTTCCTCTGGGGTTATCAAGGCTATCAACGCTAAAGATACAACAAAGACCTACGCACTGCCTGCTATCCAAAAGGTCTTGCAGGTAACTGCCGTCGGAAATACGCTCGTAGTCCTCGCTGAAGACGGCATGCACTATATCCTGTGGAAAGGTGAGACGGAAGGATACCTCAATCTCGGAACGCACCTCCCGGAGCTGCCTATCTCCTTCGGACTGCAAGGGGAAATGGTACGGACAGACGAGTTCAATATCTCTTTCGACGCAATCAACGAGGGAAACATCTGGGATGAGTTCTCCGACTCAAATAAGACGCGCATAACATCACAAGTGCTTGCGAAGGTCAATAAGTTTGTTGCCGACAAATCGGTCAATGCCGGGAAATTCATCTACCCCTTCCTCGTCAGATACGCATACCGCCTCTTCGACGGTTCGCTGACGATGCACTCGGCACCGGTACTGATGATATGCTCGTCCGACCTCGCACCGCAGGTGGCGTGGTCCCACATCACGGGTAAGGGAAAATACACGGATGCAACGCTCAGGGTCATTTGTGCAGTACACTCCCTCGACTATGCCGTTATTCTGCCTGCACGCATTGAACAGCTCAAGCTCTGGAAGGACATCGTGCGCTCAGTGGACATCTTCATATCGAAGCCTATCTACACATACGACCAAAACGGACAGTGTACAAAGTTCTCTCAGGTAAGCGACAACGACTGCTACTGTGTCTGCAAGCATACAAATCAGATGGCTGACACTACGAAATATCCAATACGCTATCAGAAACGCTCGTTCTCGTCGATGTATGCCTTCACGTTCGACCCCACCAACTTCACATATTCCGACGCAAGACTCATCATTCCAAAAAGGTCGGCGGAGGACGTCAAGGCGGACATAAGGTCTTGCTCACAGTTCTTCCTGCTCGAAAGCATAAAGATTGATGAACTGAAGTCTGAGCGTACACTGATACCCGTCGAGAAAGACTATCTCCAGTCGCTCGTCAACAGGGAACAAATGACCGACGACTACGACAGCCACGACACAATCATTGCTAAATATGCGTTCGCTTACAACGCAAGACTCAATATCGCCAACATCAGGAAGCGGCTCTACAACGGTTACAACATGGGGGCACTGCTCTGCTATACCGACGGATATGTAACAAACTGGAAAGATGCTGAACCGACAATGTTTGACGATAAAAGGTCATTCGGCGTTTTCTTTGTCATCAAGCAGGACGGACGCGACATCTTCGTGCAGGGAGAGAGCTTCCAAATGGGATACGACACGCCGTTCCTCTTCCTCTATTACCCTAACGTCAATTGCTACAAAGCGGTAATCGTCGAATGGAACTATTTCGCAAATGTCTATGAGGTGCCAATGGAGGCACACACTGCTCTCAACGGGGCTTTCTACTTCAGCGGATGGGATAACCCTACAAAAAATGGGAGTGTGCCAGCGGCTTCTTCTGCCGACGATATGATGATAGACGAGCCTAACAAAATATACACCTCTGCTGTCAACGACGCCTATTTCTTCCCGCTTGCGGGCATCAACACCGTGGGTACTGGCACTATCGTAGGCATAAGCTCTGCGGCGCGTGCACTCTCACAGGGACAGTTCGGACAGTTCCCGCTCTATTGCTTCTCGACCGACGGTATCTGGGCCTTGGAGGTGGGGACTGATGGTTATTATAAGGCGCGGCAGCCTATCTCACGTGATGTCTGTACCAATCCCGACTCCATTACGCAAATGGACTCGTCCGTGGTCTTCGTGACCGACAGGGGTATCATGCACATTTCCGGCTCATCTACGGAGTGCCTCAGCGACATTCTCGATACGGAGACACCTTTCGACATGGCGTCACTGCCGCACGCTGCCGACATTATCAACGTGTTCAACGGCTGTCTCACGGACGATGAGAAACAAGGCAACTTGCAGCTGCCGGCGGATTTCACACTTAAGCCGTTCCGAACATTCCTCGCCGGGTGTCGCATTGCCTACGATTACACACACCAGCATATCACAGTGTTCAATCAGGACTTCAACTATGCTTACGTCTATTCCATGCGCTCGCAGGCGTGGGGAATGATGGTTATGCTCCACAAGATGAGCCATACCGTCAACTCATATCCCGACGCTATGGCCATGGATGCAGACCACCGTCTCGTCAACTTCTCTGAGTATGCCACGACAGCTGAGGCCTTCCTGCTTATCACACGACCTTTAAAGCTCGAAGCACCCGACATTCAGAAGACCGTTGACACCATCATACAGCGTGGAGTATTCCCAAAGGGCAGTGTCGCGCAAGTCTTATATGGCTCACGCGACATGTATCATTGGCAGCTCGTATGGTCCTCAGCCGACCACTACCTGCGTGGCTTTGCCGGAACCCCATACAAGTACTACCGCATTGCGGTCATTGGACGACTGCGTGAGGGAGACAGCCTCTACGGCTCCTCCATACAGTTCACCCCTCGCCTCACCGACCAGCCACGCTAATAAGCGGCCGTGTGCCGCTGCCGGTAGCTCCGTTCCGTGCGCCGCCTTTCAAGGCGTGCTTGGAACTGTTCGGTTCGCCGCTGCTGTGCAGCGGCTACACCCATAAGCAAGGTACTATTTTCTCACTTTATGTAATTCATAGTGTTTATAACGTTAGAAAGCCGGGATGCGTGATGCACATCGGCTTTCATCTTATATATAGGAAGGGTCGTGTAGGCTGCTGCCCACCGGCAGCAACCTACCATGAAGGGAACATCTTCCGTCTCGTTATCCAGTTGCTCCTGTTCTTAGCGTTCCTGATAGCCTCCTTGAGTTCTTCTATCTTAGCCGCCCACACGGCGGAGCTCTCAGGATAGGTAATGCTCAGCCAGTCTTGAAGCACACGGCAAACTATCCACTCATGTACGAGTTTCAGTATCAGGTTGATGGTACCTTGACTCGTGTTTGTCGGCACATTCAGGTTGATGGCAAGCACGTCTTCCGCCTTCGGCTCGTCGTTAAGCTTCAGTGGAGTGTCCGTTATCTCTTCACGGCTCCAAGGATAAAGCATCTCGTTAGTCTCAGCGTGAGCCAAGTCCACAATGCGCATCACACGGTCACGGTTGCCGTCCTCCACAACGTCCTGAACCAAGTGCCTGATGTGGTTATAGTCCACGCCGTCCATCAAATCACCCTGTACCCATGCCATGTTGGCAATGTCGTAGAGTAGCTCCTTGATGTAGAATTCAAGAGTAACCTTCAGCTTGCCGTCCTTACGCTTGCATGTACATTTGCCCCAGCATTCATACATAAGCCTCTCCTTTCCTCTCTTAGCTCACGCTCTTCCGCTGCGGTCTGATGCGCTTGTTGGCGGCTTCTCTGATGGTTTCAAGGTTGTTCGTCGCAAGTGTGAAGTAGTCAGATGCGTCGGCCTTGTCTGTGATGGTGAACCAGTCGCCTATCGCGGTGTTCACGATAAACTGGTGAAGGGCTGAACTGATGGAGTCACGGGTCGAGTTGTTGTAGTTGCTCGGCATGTTCAACTCTACCGTCAATGTGCTGCCAGCATTGACAACAGCATACACATCGTTGCTCAATACGCCTTCTGTGGGGAGTTTTCCAACTATACCTTTGCTCACGCTCTTATCTGATGCGTCAGTGGTGGGCGACCAGCGTACGCCTGTGCCGTCGACAGTCGCCTTGAAATACTCCATTTTCGGCTCGGTAACAGCCATAAGCTCGTCCGACGATGTCGTACCGTCGTCGTTGAGCCATTCCGCAAGCTTCGTTTTCAACATGCCAAAAGCGTTCTGGATAGAGCGCAAAATCTGATTGGAGTTCTCATCATCGTCGTTGGCTTGCATGTTCGCAACCTCTTCATGATTGGTGCCAGTCCTGCGGCTCCGGCCAGTCAGGTAGGTCTTGTTCTGGATGTCATACACCAGCTCACTGACAAACAGCGTCAGGGTTATCGTTTTCTTTGCCATTGTTATATCTGTTTTTTTATGATTTATCGTTGTCCGCTGCCTCATCAATGCCCTAATCTTATCCTCGTGGGCTTCTTCTTGTAGAAGAGTTTCGACATAATATCGGTCATGTTGTCGTTGGCTTCCTGCTCGTAGCGTGCCACTCCGTCTGCCTTCACAAAGTTGTTCCATTTGCTGACGATGGCATTAACGAAGTAACTGAAAAGGCTCTTCTCCACCGATGGGGTCAGTGCTGTGTCATAGCTGCTGCTAACCTCCAAGTTGGCAACGTATGCCGGTATCGTCTCCGTCTCGGTCTTACCGTCCTCTGTCACGCTTTCGGTATAGCTGTCATTCACTGAGGTAACAAACCTTTTCATGCTCTCCGTGATGGCACTTGCCGCCTCGTCCCAAAAACGTTGCAGCATGCTCCGGTCCTCTTCCGTAGTGAAGATGCGTTCATACGCGCCCTCATCGCTGGCTTTCTTGCCCTCGTAGGCAGTCGTCCGTGCCACCTCGTTCAGCACGTCCGACTTCACTGCTCTTAGCGTTATCTTTATCATATCGCAAATTTACCAAATGATTAATCTCCCACTCGTTTATCTTTATACGTCATGCCGTCCTATCGCAAGTTCCCTCTTATCCGTTTCCTTATCCACCACACTGCAAGCACTATCCCTGCCATAATAGCTAAGGCCGCTATCACTATCGCAGCCGTCCCGAAGTCCATCTTCACCCGTTCCCACTTCGTAAGCTTCCGCTCCACCGGGTAAGGCACCCGCACGCTGTCCGTCCTCACCGCCGATGCACTGTCTCCGGCCACGGTGTTACTCATGTGCGTAGCCTGCTCCCATTTGATAAGCCGCAGCGTGTGCCAGCGGTCCACAAACACGGTGTCCCCCCTCATCATCACGGCCATGCTGTCATGCTTGTACACATCATTGAGCTTAAGCACCGAGTCCCTCACGGTGTCATGCACCGTAACAACCCTGTCCTTAAACTCTGTCCGCACATTCTCCACCGGCACATACTTGGTAGTCTTGCAACCTGCAAGCAGTGTGATGATGGCGCAGACTATCAAGCCCAGCAGCCACCCTCTTAATCTATCAAAATCTATCATATCTATTACGTCTATTAGTGTCCGTTAGTGTCTATTAGTGTCTCCATCCCGTCCACCGTCCCGTTCGACGGCTTACAAGCCGCCGCCCATCTTATATCCCTGCATATTCCTTTGTCGCGTCAAAGCTCGGGCAAGCCTTTGCCGCGTAGTCGCGGTGTCCGTGAATACTGCCCTTTGGCAAATGATACTCTTTAACAAGCTTCTTCAGTAAGTTTCTTAGTGCCTCCTTCTGGGCTCCCGTCCTCGTGTCCTTTGCCGCCTTCCCGTCAGCAGTTAGACCGCCAATATAGACAACGCCTATAGAGTTCTGGTTATGTCCATAGCAGTGTGCGCCGACTTCGTTCACCGGTCTGCCTGCATGGACGCTGCCGTCTCTATACACAACATAGTGGTAGCCAATACACTTCCAACCTTTAGCCTTGTGCCAACGGTCTATGTCCTCAACGGTAAAGTCTTTACCCTCCGGCGTTGCTGTGCAATGCACGATAATCTCATTAATCTTTCTCATAGTTTACTCTATATTTTCGTCAATCTTTTCCTGTTCTTTCTCCGTTATAAACCGCTTCAAAAACGGTATCTTCTCTACAAACTGTACGCTCAGCACATAGTATATGAAGTATGCTATCCGGTGCCAAACGCTCTTCTTGGGGGTAATGTTCATCCAGTTCCTTGATATATTCACGCCGAAAAACCAAACAGCTACCCAGCACAGATATTTCACGCCGTTTACGGCATCCGTGTGAGCGTGAAGCTTGCCTCCTATACCTAACACGGCAAACATCAGTACAAAGAACACGGTGCTCTGCCCAAAGAACTGAAGTGCCTTCTTACGTTCCCACTTTCCACCGTTCACGATGTCTGCCATCAATCCGAAGCAGAAGTTAAGGCAGAAAAGCATGATCATCGCAACAATGAAGTCGCCTATTGGCATCAGGCAGCTCATCAACGCTGCCCATGTCGCTATCAGTATACCTTTAATCTCGCCCATGGCCTCATCTGTTATATCTGTAAAACAACCACCCGAACACTCTCACGGCATAGTAATACGCCACCGCCACACTCACTTGAAGCGTGTTCTCACACTTCTCTATCATCGACTGCAAGAAGATGATGTCGTATTCACGCCGGTCTCGCCAGCAGCCTTTCTCGTCATATTCCACATCGTGATTGTTGGCTGCGTCTTCAAACCGCTTCCTGTATGGCAGAAAGTGCAGACCTCTAACGCCCAGACCGTTCACACCCGGTTTCCATAGCATTCCTCTCAACTTCTTCATTCCGCGCCCTCCAGTAGTTTCTTGGCGTCAATGCCGTCCTTCTCTGTCCAGCCCTCGTTAAGGCTTTTATTGATAAACTTGATAGCACCCCTGTAGAAGCTTGTCAGCTCTTCCAGTGCCTCAAAGGTGTAATACACTGCCTTGCCCTCGGTGCCGTCGCTCAGCTTGAACTTAACCGGCAACACGCTGCTGTCCTTGCAGGCTAAGTCATACACGGCCTTGTAGTTGAACTGGTTCTCGCTGCTCAGCCATACCTTGTGACCGCTCCACTCGTAGCCGCTCAGTATCTTTGCGTCAACGGTGTCATTAATCAGGTCGGTGATGTCCTTTTTCAGCTCGTCTTCGTCGGGCTTGTGGTCGTACACCTTCCGGAATACATAGTCGCCCTGAGCGTCTTTGCCCTGACCCCAGTACAGATACCACTCCGAGCCCCTGCGCACAACCTCGTCCCGGCGCTCCGTGATACCGTAAATCTTCTCAAATCCTTTTTCCATATATTTATTATCGCTTATTATCGCCAACCGTCCTGTACGCCGCTGCTCTGCAGCGGCTCACATCAGCTGAACGTATATCTCACCTTCCCGTTTCCAAACACTACGGCTACAATCGTTGTGTCAAACGGTATCTTCTTCATCTTCTCCGCCTCCGTCAGATAGTACAACTGTTCTTTGTCGGCGGTGAAGTACTTCCCCTTATCGCCGTTGTCATAGCTGAAGCTGACCACGGTGCGCTTGCCGTTCTGTGTATCAACGTCCGTTTCAAAGTCTTCTATCGTGATGTGTATGTTCGTCAGGCTACGCAGCGTTACCTGCTTGCCCGGAAACCGCTTCTTGCCGTCCTCGGCTACATATCTCAATCCAAGGTCCTTAAAACTCGTCATTCTACGTCCTGTTAATGTTTTATATAGATGCCCGCAGTCGCCCCACTTGGCCATGCCTTTCAGGCTGCCTATAATCTCCTGCCTTCTTTTCCGGCTCCTGACCTTGTGGAGTTTCCTCGCGGCATTCTGTTTCGTTCTCTTTCTTAGTCTTGTGTGTTCGCCGTCGTCAACGTAGCCCAAGAAGTCTATGCCCGTCTCAGTGGGTCTAACGGCCTCGCTCGGTTTCAGTTCCAAGCCAAGCTTGGCTATCTCTTCATGGACAACGTTCCGCCAGTGCCACAACTGTTTCTTATTGCTTGCCAGTATCACGATGTCGTCGCAATACCTGTAATAGTAACGGCAGTGCTCCTGCTCCTTCATGCGGTGGTCGAGGCGGCTCAGTAGTATGTTGCCATAGAACTGGCTCGAACGTAAGCCTATGCTGATACCATTCTCCAACAGTTCCACAAAGCTGTCAAGTATAGGCAATAGCCACTTGTCTTTCACATACCTCCGGATAACCATCTTCATGATGGCTTGCACCACGCTCTGGTAGAACTTCCGTATGTCGCACTTGTAGAAGTACCTTGTCCCTTCGCGGTCGTGTCTGATGTCGCTGCGCATCTTACGGTAGAGCCTGTGCATGCCCCTGCCTTTAATGCTCGCTCCGCTTGTCAGCACTATCGTCGGGTAGATATGCTTCTCCAGCACTCTGACAATGGCGTTGATGCCTATACGGTCCTCTATCGTCGGACTCTGTATCAGCCGCCACTTATCACCCTCATGCACCCAAAACTCCTTGAAGGTCTCTATCCTGAACGTGCTGCTCGCTATGCGTCGCTTCACGCTTGTGAGTAGTTCCTCACGCTTAGCCCTCACGCGTTCCTTGCGGCTCGTCGTAGGCTTGGGCAGAGGGACGTAAGTCTTCTTTATCCTTCCGTCCGTGCCTCTGACCTCTACAAGTTTATAGTGCCGGGCAGGTTCCTCCATGTGTCCGACAACTTCCTCAAACGCTGCGTCAAGGTTGCTGTCTTGGAGTATCTCCGACTGTAAGTCGCCCCACCGTTTCATCTATTATTGTCCTTCATTTTCCGGCAACCGTTCGGACTTTCATAACTGTCGCCAAAAACCTCAGCTGATTGCTGGGTTCGGTACGCCGCTGCTGTGCAGCGGCTTCGCCAGTCATTACTCACCCTTCATTAGGCTGCCACCCTTTGATGTTCCGGCTTTCCGGTACAGCTATCGTCTTAACAGCTGTCTCGCTGTTGCCGTGGCTCGGTCTCTTCGCCCACAGATGTCCGCCAGCCCGTGACGGTATTCCGTAGAGACGATTATTATGAAGTATCTATTAGCCACAGTCACTATATCTTCTATAGTCTCTATTGCCTATATGGCATCTATCGTTCCTATAGTCTCTATAGCCACTATAGCTTCTATCACTTTCTTTGGGTCTGATTGCAAGGCGCACCCCGTTGTTCGTGTTCGAGTTCGCAGAACCGTTGTTCGTGTTCGCATAAACGAGACCGCCGTTCGCATCCGCATTGTTGTCCGAACGGCCGACACAGCGCCTGAGAGACTTCCGCCAATATGATGGAGCCGCCGTTCGTGCCCGTCCCGTTCGCCGCCTTACAAGGCGGCGCCCCTTCCGTGCGCTCGGCTCCTGTTCTGTTCGCCGCTGCTGAGCAGCGGCCCATATCTCTTGCCGCGCTAAGGCGGCGATCTTCGTTTCTTCATTTTCATTTGTTTTATTTTTCACATTTCTTCACATTCAAATTCAAGCTGCCTCGCTCTGCGTGGGGTCGATTTCGCTTTCGTTCTCCAGCTCTCCCGTGAAGGCAAGGCGCACCCCGTAGAACGTGTCCGAGTACGCAGAACCGCTGCCCGCGCCCGCATAAACGAGACCGCCGTTCGCATCCGCATACCTGCCCGAACGGCCGACACAACGCCCTTTGGCATATGAGTACCAGAATACGGCACAATAGCAGGTGTCCCATTTGCTGTTGCTGTAGCCTGAGCTTGCTATAACGTCGCAGTGTCTGCCAAGCACGATGCGTGAAATGCACAGTCCGTCGGTGGTGATGGCCTGCACGGTGCGCTCCGTATCGGTGTACTCATCATAGATGTGCATCAGACCGTTGGTAACGTCGCCCATATTGCCGTCAGTGCGCTTCGCAGCCTTCCACGCCTTAAAGTTAGGTATATTCATGCCAATATACTCCATAACTTCATACGTACATGCAATAAATCCTTCCAAACCCCATACAAGGTTGGGAGTATTGCTCGCGCCTTTCGTGTCCGAGTTGCCCATATTGTCACGCTGTCCGGTGGTGTAACTGGCATTACAGCCGAAACCGTAATAGCTCTGGTCGTCCTTCTGTCCGCACCAACACAAGCTTAGTATTGCCATATCCTTGTTCTGCTCGTAGCTGATGGAATGATAGCCCTTGCCACGGTAGCGGCACAGGTTCAGCATGTCCTGATAGGTGTAGTGCGGGGTACTCACAGGCATGTTCGTCGGGTTGCCGTCGGCATCGTAGTTCCATTCCGTACTGGTGACAGCTGTGCCGTCGCCGCGTCGCGTCGTGCGCCCGCTGATACTACGGGCATAGCCAAGGTCGTCGGTCGTCATAGTCTTCAGACCGATAAGCCCTGCCTTGTGTTCTACCCAGCCGGGTTCTATCGCTTCAAGGTCGGTGCTGTCCGTGGAGAGTATCATGTGGCTCTCATCGTCAAGGTTGCGCAGACACGTGAAGTAGAAATACTTTGCCGTCGTCGGAACGTCCCGGAACAGATAGTCGCCGCGCTCGTTTGAGAAGTCCAACGGACTCTCTGCTATACCGCTGACAGAGAACACATCCTTCTGCAGTATCTTGCCATCTGCGTCGGTGAACACAGAGCAGACCGTGGTATTGTTTAGACCTATATACCTTACCTGTCTCATGCCCTCTACGTCCATTCTGTACGTCGCGCACGCTGTAAGCACGCCGAAGCAGTCGTCGCCAAGCACATTGCCAACACTGACATTTGCGTCCATCAGTCCGTAGGTGTCCTTGTAAAGACACTCGGAGAGCTTGGGCTGTGTGGTCTTGCTGGCAGTGCTCTCCGGCATGTTCTTCCACGTGTTCAGCAGTATGTGCTTCTTCTGAGTCTTGTAGTCGTTCACGCCCTTGTACCAGTAGTGGGGTATGAACTGGAAGAAGTCACACATCTTGCCAAGTGAGTCTTTGATGTCGCTGTCCGTAACGCCGTCGGCAAGCTTCGTGTAGTTGCTGTCGCTCAGCAGATCCATGTGCATCTTGTGTGTCTCGCTGTTGTAGGTGCCTCTCACACCCTTGCATCTCTTGCGGATATTCAATATGTGCCCACTCGGCTTGTAGGTGGTGTAGGTGTTCTCGTCCACATAGCCGGTGCCGTTGTCCGTGTTGTAGATGCTCTTCTGCGACTTCGTGTTGTCGAAGATTACATAGTCGGTGTACAACTGCTGACGTATGGTGAGGTTCACAAAGTAGCCCTGCAAGTCGCTGATAACGTTCTCGTCGGTGTACTTCTTCATCGTCCACTGACCGCTCAGACCGTCGCACACGGTCTTGTCCTCTGAGTTCAGGCCGATGGTTCCGGCTGATTTCAGCGATTGCAGCACGCTTGCCTCGCCGATGGTCCTGATACCGGCTATACTCACGCCTGTAAGCGTCTCTCCGCCGTTCACAACATCCGTCAGGAGTGATACTCCGTCGATGTTCGGACAACCGTTCACTGTAAGTGTCTTGACGTTGCTAAAGCCCTCTATCGTCATGCCGCCGCCCTTCACGTAGCTGAGCTTGGGAAGGTTCACAAACTTCAAGTCGGTCATGCTGCCCGGAAGGTGCAGGGTCTCTATCGGGCTCGCCTCGGCTACGTTGAACGTCTGGAGCAAGCTGCCCTCCGCCAGCACGCTCTTCAGGCGCGGACAGCCGCTGGCGTTCAGCGTCAGTATCTTAGTGTTCCTGATGTCTATCTCTTCCAAGAAGGGCATCTGTCCAAGGCTCAGTGCGCTCAGTATGTCGGTGGTGTAGGCAGGCGTGTAGTCCGTACCTCCGATAATGAGCTTTCTAAGCAGCGTGCAGTCGGCTATCATCCAGTTCGAGTTCTTGGGCGTGCAGCCGCTGAGGTCAAGGGAGCCTATCTTGTCTGCACCGAAGATGTATATCAGCTTGCCGCCTTCTCCGGCGGCTGCGTCGCTAAAGGTGTAGCTCTCTCCGGCTTTCAGATAGCAGGCGTACTTGGCGGAGCTCGTAGAGTCCACGCCCATGCCGAAGTAGCCGTCCTGCGCGGCTGTTATCTTCACCTTGATAGGTCCCATCATACGGGCTTGGAAGAACTTCTTAAAGAGGTCGCCGGTCTGGAAGTAGCCGTCCCGGTAGGCGAAACGCTTGCGCTGGAAGGCGGGCAGACTGTCAAGGCGCAGCCCGTGCAGTGCCGGGTAGTGGTTGTCGGCGGCTGTGGCGGTCTCGATATACTTGCGCTCGCCGTCGAAACTGGAAACAACCTTTGGCCATTTCAGTATGCGGTTCGTCATCCAGTAGCGGTAGCAGCCGTCGGCGCTGAAGATGTCAAGGCCGGTGCTGGTCTTAGTGCCGCGCATGGCGGCTGCGGTGTCGTGCAGGGTCAGCACGCTCTTGCCGCTGTCGTCCGTCCATACGCCCTCACCTTTGGCAAACAGCGCATAGCTCTGCTGGAACATCACGCCGTCCCAACCCTGATACAGGTGGCTCGTCGCGCCGTCCATGTCCCAAGGTATGGTGAGGTAGCAGTCGTTGTCAGCCTCATCGCACGAGTCACCGTCATACCAGTGGTTGAAGTAGAAACGCATCTTCCCGTCTGCCTCCAAATACACAGTTGCCATCATATTTTTGGCTCTCTGGTCAACGGTGGCTTTATAGTCGCTCGCTACGATATAGCAGTTCGTTGATTGGGGGGAGAAGTAGTTGTGCATCTCGTGCTGCCATTTCTTCAGGCGGTTCTCCTTCGTTCCCGCTACGCTCTTGCCGTCAAGGGTGATGGTAGTGCTTGCTCCGGCTCCGTTGAAGATTGCCTCGCTGCCGTCGGCTTTCTTCGCGGCGTTCTGCGTAGCGTCCTCGGTGAGGTTCTGGTTGCACTGCTGGCAGAAGGCCAGCTCTCTGTACAGCTGGTATGGCACTTTCTGCCCAGACGCATAGAGGGCGTTCAAATCGTCGTCGTCAGGATAACGCATCTCATAGTACGTGCTCCAAATAGGTACGTCGCCATCATCGGTGTGAAGCGTCTTCAGCATGTCGTCAACACTGTTCACGCCCTGCTGCCAGCAGAACTCTTGGTACTGTCGGTACTCGTAGCACTCCACAGGGTTCAGAACCCTGCCAACGATGCTCCATTTCTGTGTGGCACTGTCAAAGGTCATGCTGCCAGTGGTGTCCTTCCACTTGCCGCCCTTGTACTGCACAAACTTCCCATTGCTCGTCTTGTAGGCTTCGCCCCAGTCGTAATTGCTCACGTCGTCGGCCTGCACCTCGGCAAGGGTCTTGTCAAGGATGTGCTCGTCGTCAACGGCTACAGCGTCTATCTCGGTCATGCTGCCCGTACCGTCGTTCTCAAGGAAACGGGTCTTCGGACCGCAGAACTCGCTTAGCATGTACAGCGTGCCCGGAACGAGGCTGCCCGGGTTGCTCAGCACTGTTGCTTTGCAGTCGTCGATGTCGGTGCCGCGAGGGGTAACAATTTCCTTGAAGTCACCGTAGTTAACGCAGCCAAGGTTATAACCCTCCACGTCCTCGAAACCGAAGAAGTGCGGGTTGCCTTTGTCGGCGTTGAAGTTGCCCTTAGAGTGAAAATAGGCGTTCTCAGGCAACGTGGCGGCTTCCGCGCCTTTGTCCTGACCTATACGGTAGTCGGTGCGGAACAATGCGCACGTCACACCGTCAATGCTGCTGTGAAGCTCTTCGCTCTTGTTGGTATTGTAACGCTGCGACGGGGTGATATAGTCAGTACCAAGGGCCATCTGGGTGTCGTTCATCTGCTCCATAAGGGCACAGTTGTTCGCACCGGCTGAGTCGGAGTAGTCTACCTTCACCGTGATGGTGTTGATGGGTGTGCTGCCTTCCTTGATGCGTATCTTCTTTTTCTTCGCAAGTTTGGCAGCGTCGTCATACTTGGCAAGGATAGTCTCATCGCCGTTGTACATCTCGCTAATCTGCTCGCGGGTGTACAGAAGGGTTATCTTCTTCGCCTTCTTGAACTTCGCCTTCTTATTCTTGATGGCGTAAGCCAGCGTCGATGTGCCTTGGTTCGTCACCGGGACGGCCTCTACCTTGCAGTTAGCCCACGGACGGTCGGGGAAGTACAGATACCAGTCTTCCAGAAGACTGGTCTTCTTGTCCTTCAACGACTCTATGTAGTCGGGATAGTATATCTTGCTGTCCGTTACCGGGCTGCCGTCATTGCTCAGGTTCTTGTCACTCGTCCTTGTCATCACGCAAACCATGATGCCCCTGTCAAGCAGCTTCTGCATGGCAGGACGGGGCTTCGTAGTGCCTTCTGCCGTTACGTCCGTCATTACATTGTTCTGCTCATACTCCGTCAGCATGGCTTGCGTGTCGGTGAGGTTAACGATGTAGTTGTTGAACGCCTGAATGAAGTCGTAGTAGCTGTTCCACCTCGTTATCTCGTACAGATAGAGGTCTGCGTCCGTGCCGTCGAAGTGGATGATATCGTCAAAGGTCGGGAAACCGTTGCTGGTGTCTATAGGCACACAGGCGCTCTCGTCACCGTTCTGGAACACCTTGCACAGCATGATGCCTGAGTAGGGGGCTCTCGCCTGTGACTCTATCACAAGGTCGATGCGGTACACCACACCGTCAAGGTAGCTGGTTGCTGCCGTGCTCTGAACGTTCTTCAGTGCGTCCGCGCTGTCGCCGTTGGTGCTCACGATAAACTTCTCACCCGTCAGCACAAAACCAAGCTTGTCACTCATGCACTTAATAATATGTGCGTCGCGCTTGGCGATATTCTTCACCATAAACGTCAGGCTCAATGCCATGCCGTTGGTAGGGATGGCGTTGCTCGCAAAAGGTTTGTCGGTACACTCGGCGGTAACGTTCTCGGCCACGCGCAGTGCCATGCGGCCCTCTGACTGCTCCGTGCCGAAGTTGTCGGCGACAAAGCCATTGGTAGAGTAGTTTGAACCGTGCACGTCGATGCCTACCGCACTGCCGTCGCTGGCCGTGGTCTTGATGGTCTTGTCGGTGTCGCTGTTGCTGCGTCCGGCAAGGCTTATCTTGTAGTAGGCTCCCTCGGTCTCGGCGATACTCAGCAGGCTTCCGTTGATGTCAAAAGTGGGCTTCTCCACCAGCCCGACAGCCGTAGCAGTGCCGCCCTGTTCCGTAGGCTGCTGCTGTGCGGCAGCGTCAAAGCTCATCTCGTCGCCGTCACTGTAGCCCACGATGCGCTTCTCTATCGTGTAGTAGCTGCTTCTGTTCATGGTCTTGCTGGCAATGCTCTCGGTGGTCTTCTTCGTTACGTCCGTAACGCTCACCTCTACCGTCGGGTTGGCATTGTTCCGCTGATAGCATGCCACGTCAAAGCTGACAGCCTGGAACAGCTTCACCTTGCCCTCATTGTCGTCATACCAGCGTGCAACGACAATGGGCTTGTTATAGTCGCTCACACTCTCGCGCTGCTCTATCACCATAACGGCGGTGTGAAGCACGTTGCCCGTAAGCCCCGACGCGACATCGGTGCCCTGTATCCTCAGCGGATAGGCACCATGACCCATACCCGTGGGGTCCACAGTGACGTTATGGGTATAGGTGTCCTTTACAAGCACGTTCTCCAAAGTTTCCCATGCGCCGCTCTTGTATATCTCTATCTTCGTCTGTATGCCCTTGTCACTGGCGTTGTGCGGGAAACGGTACATCGGGATGCTCACCTTCTGACCGCCGACCTGCAAACTCGTGTCCTTGGTGTAGTTCAGCGTCTGACTGCTCTCAACCGTAACGTCAACGGCGATCATCTCTACATTCCGCGTGGCGGTCTTGCCAGTAGCGTCCGTGGCCACGGCTTGCAGCTCCGTGCTACCGGCATTGGCGGCTATGCTCGACAGGTCAAACTCGAAGTTGAAGGCTTTCAGCGATGAGCTGCTCGCCTGATTGGGCTTGAAGCTCGCAACAACGGTCTTCGTCGTCCGGTTCGTGAACACGACACTGGCTATCTTGTTGTCCTGCGCGGAGCCGTCGGCAAGCTGTGTTACGCTTCGTATGGCTGCCTTCAAGATGGCGGTGCCGCCTGCACGTACATAGAAGGGGTCGTCCTCAAAGTTGATGGCTACGGTCGTGCCGCCGGTGCTGCCGCTGCCAGTGCCTACGGCAAACTGGGTCTCTGAGAGTACGTCGCCGCCCTTGCTTTTCAGCCGCAAAGCCACGCTGCCCTCGCTTTCCTCGGCTTCTATCTCAGTGGGCACTGCCTTGTAAGCTCCGCCCGTGGAGAATGCGTCCTGACCGCCGTCCTCCATCGTGTCGCTGGTTTTCACTTTTGTGCCGCCGCCAAAGTCCTGCCATAAGTCAGCAATCCAGAAATCATCGGTCAGTGCGCTGTCGCCCTGATACTGCTTCGTCTCAACCTTGTTCGCCTCCGTAGAGTAGCTGATAATCAGACCGCGTTTCTGATAACTCACACCGGTACTCTCCTGATAGGTCTTAAGGGCGTTGAGGGCTGTGCCAAGGGTATAGTAGCCCGTTGGAAGGGGAACAATGGTGTCAAGGTCTATAACGGCCTCTGAACCCTGCACCATGCTGCCGAAGTCCTTCCAGTTGTCCGTGTCAAACCAGTTCGCATCCTCGGTGTTGCTGCCAACATACTGATAGGTCTTCCATGTGCCTTTCTTCAACGCAAACGTAAGCAGCAAGCCCAACTTGGCCTGACCGTTACGCTTTGCCACGTGAACGGCGGAGTTGCTCGTGTCATTGGTGTCGCAAAGCACATACACGCGGCCGTCCTCTGCACTCGGATTGTAAGCACCACCGCTCGAATTGCTGCTGATGGCTACAAGCTTGCTCTTGGTGGTGTCATAGCGGTAAGACAGGTTGTTGGACTTATCTACATAGATAACTTTAGGGCTTAGGGCTTCTTCTTCCCATTCCCATGTCGTATTAGGAGTATTGCTTTCACTCGTATCCTTCGAATGGTATAACTTACAAGTGTCCTCGTTATAATAGCAGTTACTGCCAGTCCCTGCAGCTGGTACGTTGTCACCGCTCTTTAGCCAAGTATCTATCCATACCACATCGGGATTAATAGTTGGAAGATAGCTGTCCGGGACAATACCGTCAGAGCCCAGTGGAGCAACGCCATCTTCGATACCTCTTAGCCGCTCATTGACGCTTTTCACAACTGCGTCCGTAAGGTCAAGAGTTATCTTTACCCAACCTTTGACTGCTGAAGCAGTGTAGGCATTATATAGCAGGAAAGTCACCTCTCCTTCGGAAACCGAAATCTTTTCTTCCTTGGAGATAGAAGTATCACCTTCGTTGGTTGTTTCCATAATGCCGGTACCGAAGTTGGTGTACGTACCTGCTTTCGTGGCAATATAGAACAATTTCTGTGTTGGTTTGCCGGGATTGGTTTCTTCAGTGGCTATGCCCATAAACCGATAACCGGCTTGCGCCAATGCGTCGATGTTGCCCTGCAAGGTTTTCTGCAAGTCCGCGTCGGCATTGCTGCGTGCGGTAGCCTCTGCACTTATCTTGCCGTCAAGAGTATTGTCTGCACTGTTACGGGTCTGAGACTCTGCGTCAATGTTCTTTTGCAGGGTTGTGTCTGCCTGCTTACGCTCGCTGGTCTCCGTGCTGAGGTCGGTTGACAGTTTGCTGATTAATCCGGTATTGGCGGTAACGCCGTTCTGGGCTGTGGAGATATTGGTGTCCTGTGTATCATTCTTCTTCTGAATGTTGCTGATGTCGGTCTTCATCGTGTCGATGTCGCCGCTCATCGTCTGTACTTCTTCCAAATACTGCTCGACGTCAACAGTAACACTGCCGGCCGTCTTGCCGCTGTCCACCCATGAGCCGCCGTTAACGTACCATAGCTCACCGGGAAGTGTGCCGCCGACAATGGCCCAGCTTCCGTCAGGCAATGTGCCGTCAGGATAGGTCTCGCGCAACTTCGTGATATCGGTGAACACGCCCTTGTTGGCTCCCTTGATATTCTTTGCGTCAAGCCAGCCATCTACCTTCAGGTTGTGACCGACCGATACACTGCCTTTGATATCTGCCTTGCCGCCGACATTCACATTACGGCCTACGCTAACGTCGCCGTCTATCTGTTTTGTTGGTATACTGCTCATATTGTTTACTGTATTAAGTTCTGGCTAAGTTGTGCCATTGCGTCACCCTGCTCCTTCTCGCCTAACACATAGAAAGAAAGGGAAGCTATCATATACACAATGGCATCGTGGCATCGCTCACAGATGTCTATGCCTTCGTCGCTGTCTATCGCTGGCTCGGGAAGATAGACAGCCTTGACAATCTCGGCGGTGTTGTCCTTGCAGGAGAAAAATTCCAACGCCTTGCCCTCGGGACGGACGCTGATGGCGCAAACGGGAAACTCGGTATTGCCACGGATACCGCTAAACTGGCTCCACTGTAGGGCGTATTCCTCGTCTGTCGGGGAGATAGCCTGAAAAACGGGACGCTTCCAATCGCTCATCTGGAAGATCATCAACCGCATAAAATCAGTTGGGAGCAACGTCCAGCCGCAACCTGCACGGGCTTTCCCTTGCTCCCAATAGATGTTGTCACCAAAATTGTGACCGTTCTCAAGATAATGGAGTGGGGCTTGGAGCTCTACTCGCTTCGCTGCGTCAACGATACGGCTCTTGATGATGTCGTCAACGCTTAGCGTATCTACATCACCAAGACCGCGCAATGCAGTACTGGTCATGTTTTTGTCCATGACAATACGCACTTCCCGCATGAGTGTGGTTAATTGATATATCATGCCAAAAGTCGTTCATGTCATTTTATTAAATGCCTTCAAAAAACACACCGTTCGACTCTGCGGCTTCAACAATCTTTGCTCGGCTGCGAAGCTCTCTCACAGCTATCCCGCACTTCTCATTGAGATAGCTTTTTGCATCGTCAAGGCTCGTTACCTTTACGATGAGCTTGCCGTCTGGGGTGCGCTCGCCGTCGGTGTCTGCATCGCCATTCAATGTGCCATCATCGACGGAGGTGTCACTGTCGTCCTCATCGGTGGCTTCCTCAGGTGCTGCTTCTGCGGTATCTGCTTCACTGACGTTATCATCGCTTGATGCTGCCACTGCATTGGAAGGCGCGCTCTTGGCTTCCGAGGCTGGCTTAGGTGCCTCTGTGCTCTCTGCCGACTTGGGCGCCTCGGAACTCTTGGGCAGCTTGTCCTCGTCCTCGTCAGTGTCAACAACGCTAAGGAGAACAATGCGTTTTTTCTTGAAAAGCTCACTGTGCTCGATGATTGTCTGCTGCAAGAGGTCCTTGGTAACGTACTTCGCAGGGGTGTTGCCGTAGCTCGTCAGTATGCCGCCGGTAAACTCGAAGCGCATGTGGGACTTGCCAACGGGGATATTGCATACCCATTCCATAAGACCACGAACTCCGTATGTCTTTATCTTCTTTTTAGTTGCCATCTTTCGTTGCTTGTTTTTATGAAAGGCTGACAGGCTTCTTTGCCCGTCAGCCTCGTTAATGGTTCTTTGCGTTCTGTATGCCGCTGCTTTGCAGTGGCTCTCAGCTTACACGATAATCTCGCCGGTGTACTCTGTCCATGCCTTGCCGTCGTAGTACCACAGCTCGCCAAGGGTTGCACTGGCGGAGATACCCTTGCAGTCCTGCATGAGGTAATAAACGGGGCTCTTGGTGCTCGGCGTAGTGGCTGGTGCCTCTGCGCTGTCCCACATGACAAATGTGGTGCTGTCTGCGTTAGCACCCTCGCCCTCACCGTCAATCCAGATGTGGCAGGTGCCTTTCAGACCAAGACCGTCCCAAGCAATTACGCTCTCGCGGCTTGCCTCTTCGCCCTCAATCTTCTCGGTGTCGCTGCTCTCAGGACGATAAACGTAGTGGATAAGGCGGTTATCGCCTAAGAGACCGGCGGAGTTAGAATAGCCAAGACGGTCAAGGGTCGGCTCACGCTTGAACTGCAAGTCGCCAAATACGGTGTGGATATTGGTAACCTTCCAGCCAAGCTTGTTCGTCTGCACGCTAATCTGTACCTCGGGGTGCTTGGAGAAGTCGATGCATTGGATATTCTCCAAGAAGTTCTTACCGCAAAGGGCAAGACAGGTGTTTGGTACGTCCTCGCCAGTGAAGAACATCTTGGCTAAACCTACAAACTGCTCGTAAGTCCACTTGCCGGTATGCTGGAGCTCCTTCTTGAACTGCCAGCGGATACCCTCGGTGGTGTACACGTCCTGTGTGCCTACCTTCTCGGTGTCAACAACGAAGTGACCGCTGCGGCTCACCCATAGCGTGCGGTTGCCCTTGCGCTTGAAGTCGGTAATCATTGCCTCGGCAACTACGGCCTTGGTGAATGGGATGCGCTTCTTCTGAGCGTCGAAGTAATCGCTCACTACCTGTGTCATGCCGCGCTTCTGCAACTGAATGATGGTTGGCTTCGGCAAGACAAGACTTGGAGGTACAACCTTCTGAGTTTCGTACATGGCATTGCCCAAAAGGTCAATGACCGTTCCTGAGGGGATGGCAGGAACCTTGCTGTAAAGGTTTTCGGCACTGTCCTTGGTGCCGTTGACGGCTCTAACAACGGGGTTGCCGGTCGTGGTGTCCTTGCCAACAACCCACAACATAAGGTCTTTGCCCGGCTGCTCAATGCCTGCCTCTGAATAACCGTTCACGCCACGCACACGGAGGGTGTCATAGGCATGGATGATGGGCTGGTCTTCACTGCCAAGGGGAAGCACTACCTGCATGGTAGTACCGGCTTCAACAGCCTTGACGGTGGTAACGCTGCTCTTAGCCTCGTCAATCATGTAGTGTTCTACTTTTGGCGAGGTGACCTTGACTTTCTTCGCCCTCAGCATGAGCTGCATAAGCGGGGTGTCGTCACTGTTAAACTTGAATAGTTCGTCGTCGATGTCTGTCTCAACGAAATTGCCGGGGGCAATGCCTCCAGTTGCCTCTGCGGCTGCACTCACGGAGGTGGAGGCTCCACCTACCTGAGTCTTTAGTCCTGCGCTGCCGGAGGTGGCCTGTGCACCGCCGGTGGCTACCTGTGCTGATTGTTCTGCCATTGTCGTTAATGTTTTAATGATGATTTTTTCTAACCTATACTCGTTTCAACAAGTCTGCCATTGCCTATCCCTCCAGAGGCAACGGCAAGGGCGCTTACTGTCGCACACTGTCCACCAGCGTGACAGCGCATACCCGCCGTGCCTTTTGAAAGGAGGTTTTTCCTTGGCTCTATAACTTTCACTTCCATAGTTAGTATGTCTCTGATTTGGAGCGTCTATTTGCTGTTGCCCGTTCTCCCGTCCCGTTAGGCGGCTTACAAGCCGCCGCCTCTTTATGTCTGCGCCTCTTCCGCCAGTGTGAAGATACTCGGCCGACGTGTCTGCTGCTTGGTGCCTGAGCCATTCTTGCCTGCAAGGTTCGCTGTACCGTCGCCTTTGCTGCGCTGCCTTAGCTTCTCCTGTATCTTGGTGTTGCGGCCGGCTACCTTGCCCTCTTCCTCGGCGACGGCTACGTCTGCGTCGTGGTCCAAGGCGTTCAGTGCCATCAGTACGCTCTCCTTGCTGAACTTACCAAGAATGCCGTCCTTCATGATACCGACAAGAAACTCCATCGCACGGTCGATGTCGTCGTCAGATAGACCTTCCTCTTGCTGAAGCTGCTCTATCATCTGGCGGCTCGCATCGATATTCTTGGTGTATTCCTCGTCATATTCCTTCTCCTTTGCCACACGCTCGGCAAAGTCCTTGCTCGCCTGAGCAAGCTCCGCCTGCTTGTCGGGGTCTTTAAGCTCATCTACGAAGTCGTCACCGAACATCTCAACCAGTGCCACAGCAGGGTTCTTGCCGTTCTTCCAGTCGGTGAGGAACTTTGCGCTGCGTGGGTCGCTCGTGAAAAGGTCGGAGAAGGCTTTCTCTCGCTCCTTGTAGCCGTTAAGCTCCTGCGCTCCTGCGTCGTAGTCGTCAAGCATCTGACCGTACATCGACTCGTCATCGTCAAAGCTCTTGCCCGGATAGCGTGCCTTCAGACGTTCAAGGGCCGTGTCACGCCTGCTCTTTGTCGGAGGGGCTGATACGCCACCACCTTTGTTGTCGTTTGCCATATTTACAGTAGTTTTTATGGGTAAGCCGCAATAATGCGGACAATGCCAATTTTATTTGCACAAAAATAACGCTTAAATTTCGGAGTGCAAGTTTATCTTTATACAAAAAGATTTATTACCTTTGTGCAAATAATCTACTTTCAGCAATATAAGGCTAAAAATGAAGCATTTCGGCTCTATCATGGAATGCGCTGAGGAGAGAATTGCTGACCTCATGCAGGCATACGACGATTATATTTCATCGTGTGCATACATACGTATGCCTGAGTGTTACGAGTTCCTTGCATGTCAGCCTGCGCCACGCTTCTATGTCTCTGACATCAGGGCGGCGATTGTCGTGTCGGCAATGATTGACAAACGGACAAAAAGCTATAGGAACATGAGGCCGCTAAAGCGGGAGATGTTTCAGGAGATTTACCGACGGGTTGTGAAGATGAGAAAGAATACGCCGGGGATGACTGTCCTTGAATGTTGCAAGGAGGTTGTGGTGCAGCCAGCACCGAAATTCTATATCAGTGCAAATACTGCAAAGTGTATAATCTGTAAGAACCGTGAAGAATGGAAAAGGAAAAAGTTGCGAAGACTGAGGCTCAGACCATTCTAAAAGAGAATGAGCATAGGCAAGCGGTTATTCATGCCGTATTCAATCCTGTCACGGGGCAAGGAAGTGTGGGAAGACGCGTCAGGGCTGTTATCAGCGACTTCCCGATAAAGGAACAATGGCTGCCAAAGGATATGATGAGGGTGCCGCTCGTAAGGCAGATTGTCAAGTGCGGCTCCATCGGAAAGTTCCTCGCGGAGGAAATGAACATTGACGACCCTACAGAGGAAGACGTGCACAAGGTCGTGGAGCAGTTCGTCAGAATAAGGTGCAAGCACGACTTCCCCTTCTGGGCGGCTATGTTCGTTTATATCAAAAACAAAGGTGGAGGGCCAGACGTGCTCTTCAGGCTCACGCGTCCGCAGAGAAAGCTCGTGGAGGTACTGGAGGGTATGCGCACGCACAACATGCCGATACGACTTATACTGCTCAAAGCACGGCAATGGGGTGGATCAACGACAATACAGCTATACATGGCTTGGTTGCAGCTCGTTCTAAGGGTAGGTCTCAACTCGCTCATCATAGCGCATCAGGGAATGGGCTCGGATGAGATTATGGATATGTTCAACCGTATGATGGCTTCATATCCGGTCGAAATGCTGCACAAGCTCGGAGAGAAGTACAACGACAACGAAGAAACATTCGTTGGGGTCGGAAAATCGGGAGCTATAAAGCGTGTGCCGCAACGCAACTGCAAGATTAAGATTGGTACGGCGGAAAGACCTGACTCATGTCGTGGTGGCGATTACAACCTTGTACACCTCTCTGAGGTGGGACTATGGAAAACTACCGACGGAAAGAAGCCGGAGGATATTGTGCGCTCGGCATGCTCGGGTATGGTATATCGACCATACACAATGGTGGTATATGAGTCAACGGCTAACGGTACGGGGAACTTCTTTCAGCGTGAGTACGACGCGGCAAAGGCTGGACGTTCAATGTTCAAGGCGCTTTTCATCGCGTGGTATGACATCGACATCTACACGCTGCCATTCGCATCAGACGATGAGCGGGCTGACTTCGCCATAAGCCTGTGGGAAAATAGAAACAACCACAACGTAATGTCCGACCGGGAGGAATGTGGAGCGTACTTGTGGAAGTTGTGGACGTATGGGGCTACACTGGAGGCTATTCACTGGTATGTCGTCGAGAGGTCGGGAAAAAACTCGCACAGCGTCATGGCTTCGGAGTATCCGTCCGACGACATTGAGGCATTCGTCAACTCGGGCTCACACGTCTTTGATGAGGCTCTCGTCGATAAGCTCAAAGCAGGGTGCCGTCCGCCTAAGTTCATCGGTGATGTCTACGGGGATAAAGATGAGGGACCGGATGCACTCAGACATGTGCGCTTCTCTGAGGATAAGCAAGGGTTGTTCTGGATATGGGAGAAGCCGGACATTGACCCCGAAGAGGTTATAAGGCACCGTTATCTCGTTACGGTGGATATCGGAGGACGCTCTAACAAGGCCGACTGGTCTGTTATCGTGGTATTCGACCGACTGTACATGATGGACGGAGACAAACCGGTCGTCGTGGCGCAGTGGTACGGGCATATCGACATCGACCTGCTCGCCTGGAAGGCGGCACAGATTGCAGCGTATTATGATAACGCACTGCTGGTCATTGAGAGTAACACACTGGAGACACACGATAAGGAGCGCATTGTCGATGGAGACCAGTCGCAGTTTATACTCAACCAAATAAAGGACGTGTACGATAACCTGTACGCTCGCAAACAGTCGGAAGAGGACATCAAGGAGGGCGCGCCTCGCAAGTATGGCTTCCACACCAACGTCTCCACTAAGCCGATGATTATATCTACTCTCGTGAAGGTTATTCGGGAAAGCCTGTACGTCGAGCGTGATGAACGGTGTCTTGATGAGTACAAGACGTATGAGCGCAAACAGAATGGTGCCTTCGGGGCTATCGAGGGAAAGCACGACGACTTGCTAATGACACGGGCTATAGGTCTGCACATCTGTTTCTTCGAGATGGAAACGCCTAAGGCGGTGAAGCGGCATGCCTCCATTGTGGGCGTGCAGCGCACGGCGGTATCTGCCGCTACCATCTAACGGCATTTCTGTATAATGCTATCATCGCCATAACAGTATATTCAATAACAAAAAAAATGCGAGAGGCTTCTCACAAGTCCCTCGCATTTCCGTCTTTACTCCTAAAAACAACCTTTTACATAACGAGAAACTAACCTAATTCAACCTTAATGACTAAACTTCCAACTAAAAACATTATTACTATTCATTACGCAATCCTATGGTAAAAACACATTGTCTTCCTTGTTCTCCGGTCTGTTCACTACGCCACTGCCTGTAGCTCCGTTCCGTGCGCCGCCTTACAAGGCGGCGTGCTTGGTTCTGTTCGGTTCGCCGCTGCAAAGCAGCGGCTCCCTATCCCTCTTGCCTGCCGTTACCCATATACTGCCCAAGCATCTGCATCGCCTTCGGGTCGGCTTGTGCCTGTGCCTGCTGCATAATCTGAGGACTGACACCATCCGGAATGCCGCCTTGTTTGACCTGCTCCTTCTGGCTCTGTATGTTCTGTAGCAAATCGTCGGCAAACGGGAAGTCGCCATACTGCAACAGCTGCTCTACGCTGATGGCTTGACTCTGCCACAACTGCATCAGGAAGTCATTGGCTATCTGACGGTAGGCCGGGGTCGTAGTGCTCTCGCTGATATTCAGGTCGAAGTCAACATCACGTATCTTCTTCGGGTCATAGACAATCTGGGAACCTGCCTTACCGGCAATGTTGAACACGCGCTTGGTATCATAGAACTGCTGCATGTTCTTTACGTCCTTGTAGGCGCCGTCCCTGACAAAACAGCTGAACGCCTCTAACAAGTCCAAAAGGCTCGTCGTGGCATTCTGTGTCTGCTGGTTGTAGAGGGCTGCAGACGTGCCCGAATAGCCGGGCTTGCCTTGCAATGCGCCGTTAACGCCGCTGATGTCCTCAAAGAACTTCAACTGCAAGTTCAGCAACTCACCAATGCCGATGTTAGTGGCGTTAGCGGCTATCTGAGTGGGCAACTGACCGCTCTTGCTCGGCTTGAAAACGATAACGCCGTTGACCTGTGTCCATGCGTCGGCAAACTCTTGTGGGTCGTGGTCGCCAAGACAGTCCTCAGGTATGAGCAGAACTCCCTTGGCGGTGGCTCTGATTACCCAGTCGTAAAGGGTGATGAGGCGGTTCGTGTAGCGCTGCTGGTCGATAACGTCGGCGACAAAAGAGTGAATTTCTCCGTCAATGAACGGATAAGCCTTGAATACATACGGGTGACTGCCGTGCTCAAATGGGGTCTCACCCTCTTTCAGTATGTCGCCAAACGGACTGAGGTAGTAGAAGTACCAGTAGTCGTCCATGAACCATTCCGCTTCAACAAGCGGAATTTCATCATCCTCCATGCCGTTGGCTCTGCCAAGTTCCATGCGCTCCTTGTTCACCTGAGTAACATAGTAGTTGTAGTCCTCGACATTAATTTTGAAGATGTCACCGTTCTGATAGTCGTGGCAGCGGTATCTCGGCTTCTGCTCCTTCCGCCACACCTCGATAACCCTGCAACGACCGTAGTCCCTCGGAACAAGGAAGTCGGTATCGTTGTTGTTGCTGTAACCGAAGCTGGCCATGGTAGTGGAGATAACTTGCTTGTCCATGGCATAGGCGTAGATGTCTTTCAGCTTCTGATAGTCCTCAGGGCTTTGGGCAAACTGTTCGCACAGCTCCCCGAAGCTGATGTCATGCACCTCACCAAGACAGCTTACGTCCCAACCGCGGAAGTCGCGCATGTTGTTGTCGATGAAGAAATTGTTGGGCTGCACATAGTCCGTCCAACAGTCTTCCTTGCCGTTACGCCAGCCGTAGCTCTTGCGATGAACAATGAAGCCGCTAATAAGAAACTCTTCCATCGTGCGTGCGTCAACCTCGCTCATGCGGTTCAGCTGGCGGTTGCACTGAAGGATAGTGCTCATCGTCTCGCCAAGCTTCTGCTCGTCTCTGTCTCGTGCCGTGCAGGTAGGCTCTTTCGACTGGCTGCGGAAAACGCCGACAACATTCCTCACAAGCCTGCGTATCATATTGTTCTTAAGCGGTACGTTGCCCTGCTTCTTGATGTACTCGCCCTCGGTCATTTTCTTGATGCAGCCATCTTCATTCACCGTAACGATGTCGTCCCACTGGTAACCGTAGGTATAGCGTTTGTTGCGCTCTCGCTCGCGGCGGAAGTCGCTCATCTGGTTCCAATAGTAGTTGGCTTCCATGAGCACGTCGTAGACACGGCGGTTAGTGCGGTTGTGCACCTTGCGCTTGATGCTGTCCAAGTCGGGGGCATCATCGCCACGAACACGGCTCATCGGGTGCAGGCTGGTACGCTTGCGCCGTCCTAACTTAACGTGCGGTATGCCGTCCTCGACGTTCGACTTGGCTTTCTTTATTCCTATTGTCAGCATATCATTTCTATATATAAAGGCAAAGATAGGCACTCACGCCTATCTCCGCCGTTTAAGTTTATACGTCCGTACGGACCTGCCCGTCCTGTAGGCAGCTGCTGTGAAGCGGCTACCTGCCAAGCAGTCCCGTGCGCCGCCATACATGGCGGCGTTAGGCTCACTCGTCCTTCATCTTCTCCAACTCGCCAAGCACCTCGGCAAGGCTCTTTTCCAGCTCAGCCTTTTCATTCGGGTCTTTAGTATAGTTCATTGCCGTGCGTATCTGCTGAACGGCTCCTATATACGTATTGACCTTCTGCCACTTCTGGAAGTCCTTGTCTTTGATAAGCTCGTTGAACTTCCTTTGTCCGTCGGCGTCGCCTTTCATGTAGTCTTTCTTGTAACCGCTGAACTCGTTCTGCTGACGGGCATTCTCTTCTGACAGGTCATAGTACCAGTCGGGAAGTTTCTGCTTGCCGCCCTGCTCGGTCTCGCGTGGGGCTGTTATCACGCGGTTCACGACAGGAACCTCCTGAGCGTCCGGCATATTGCCAGTGCCAAGGGTGTACATCGTGCCGCCAAGCTGGGCTAAGAATGAGTACATACCACCGTAGTAGCCTTTCAGAATGTGGTCCACGACTGCCGGATTGTTCAACTCCTTGCCAACCTTCGTGCGCTCCCACCAGCCTTGCTTATGCTCGTCGCCGCCCGTGAAGTCGTTAATGAACTCCGAAGACTTAACAAGCCAGCTCGGTGTTCCGACGTAGGCTTTTTGGAAACTCGGCTCATACTTGTTGAAGTCGTTGTCCTTATACAGTGGCCTGCCGGTGAAGTCGGTATTGAAACCTACCTGCAACAGGGGCTGCGTAACGGTCGGGGCAAGGTTCACAAGTGGATTACCATTGTTGCCGGCGAAGTCAAGGGGCAAAAGGTCGGAAGCCTGTGTAAGAACCTCCAATGCAGGATTTTCACCGCTCTTGCCTTCCATCACCGTTGTCATGGTTTCACCAAAGCCGTGGAAAACACGGAACTCCTGAGCCAAAGGTATCATCGCAAACTTCTTAGTACCCGGTATCCACATCACAAGGTTGTTGCGACGCTGCCAAGACGGTAACTTCCAGTATTCATCTACGGCGTTCCAGTCGTCATCGTCACCGTCACCACCACCGAATACGCTCCACAACAGCTGAGTGGCAAACACCTGCGCTGCGCCTATCAATGCAATGGATCCCGTAAGAAGGGTGAAACGTACGGGGTGGTCCTTTGCCATCTTGCCAACGTTCTGCAAGCTCTGAATGGCTGGGTTCACAAATATCTGCAAGTTCCTGTAGGTGGCATTGCCCATCTCGCCACTGCCCTTGCGGTTGAAGTTCAGCGTGATGTTCTTTGCGTCATTGACGCTGCGCTTCACGTTACGACCGCTCTGGCGGCTCGACATATAGATGGCAAATCGGGTCATGTCCTCAATGCAACGATTGGCATACTCCAGCCCTTGGCTCAATCCACGGAACAGTCGTTTCGGGTTGAGAAGTTTCTGGTTCATGTTGCGGTACATCTTATCCATGTCCTTCTTGTACTCGTCTATCTCCTTCAACGACGTGAAGCCGGTCTCGGCACCCTCGGTCATAAACTCATAGAAGTACTTCTCTGTCTCGCTCATCTGTCCAGTAGGAAGCTGCTGGGCAGCGGCTTTCTTGTACCACTTCATCAGTGTGAACATCCTTAAAGGACCGCCAAGCTTCGCAACGTTCAGCCTGAACCTTAGCGCGTAGGCCGGACTCTCCTTGATAAGGGTGGTAATAGCTGCCATTGTGAGGTCGCGAAGGGCATTACTAACAGTGAAAGACGGGCTGAGGCTCGTGTATCGCTCGGCAAGGAGTCTGCCCATCCGGGCTATCTTGCTGCTCTCAAAGCTGCGCTCGCTCGACCTGCGCTGACGCGTGCCGTTCAAAGCCTGCGCTGCTCGAGGGTTGCCGTTGATGTAAAACACATACTTCTTGCCGTTAACCATCACCTCCACATGGTGCTCCAGTGCCTGACCTTTTTTCACGGGTACGCCAAGGTGCAAACGTCCGCGCTGCTTGGTAGCCTTGCCAAGGTCTTTGAGCTGCTCCATCATGTCCTCATGTTGCTGGACAATGTCGGCAACCTCATCGGCGGTTGCGTCCTCGGGAATGTTCGGTACGTCCTCACGCCAGTCGGGGTCGGTATCCGTGCCAAAGTTCCTGTACCACATCTCACTCACCGTAACAAGGTTCGTCGAGTGGTTCTCCACAAAGCCCAAGAAGGTCTGCTTCACCTTGTTCTTATTGCCCTGAACAATGGCACTAACAGCCATATTGCCAATATAGGCTATCGGGTTGTCGGCCTCTGAGCGTCTGCCCTTGGCCTTGTGAAGGGTCGGGGAGAAGGCGGTACCCTTGTCGCCGCTGCCTACATAGTCGAAGAGGTCGCCGGCAGTGTCCTCCTGCCAGCCGCGAAGTGGAACGTAGTAGTTGAACATACCACTCACGTAGTTGTAGTTGTCCTTGCTGATGATGCCGCTCTCGTAGCCTTTCTTCAGCGTCCACTTGGTAGCTGCGTTCGTCGCCTTCCATAGCTCGTCAATAGGGCTTCCCCCATTAACCCCATTCGACCCATTAACCCCATTAATGGCTCTGTTCTCCATGTCCGCCACAATCCGCTGGGCTTCCGCCTCTGCGTCCTGTACGTCGCTCTGACCAGTAAGGGAGGTAAGACCGGCATAGTCCCTCATACGAAGATGATTGAATATATCATCGTAGTCCGGGAACTTCACCTTGTTTGCTGCTTTCTCCAGTGCGTCGGCTTCCTTCGGGTCGCTCTCGGCACGGCTGGCGTTCATCAGGGCATCATACTTGCCCTTTGCCTCGTCATAGGCTTTCTTGTACACAGCGTCTGCATCACGGCGGGCAAAGACGATATTTCGCTCCAGTCCGTGCTTGGCCATCATATACTCGGTGACATCGCCAACACTCACCTTTGCGGCATTTGCCACATCGTCCACAGCCTTTAACAGGGGCTTGTAGAGGTTGTCGGTGAAATATTCACTCTCGGCTCGGCTCTTGCCGTGGCTGCGGTTCTCGGCATTGTATGCGTCCTCGTAGTCTTCGAGTTTCTCGCCACGCTGCTCCAACACCGCCTGCTGCAAGTTCCGCACGTTTATCATCGAGTCCTGCCATGCCTCACGTATCCGGCTCCTCGCCTCGTCTGCCATACGGTTGTATGTCTCACGGGCGGTATTGTCATCGTCCTCGATGGTGTCTCTGAACAGCAAGTCCGGGTCTATCCCGTGGCTCACCTGCTCAGCCCTGATCAGCATGTCACGCTTGCCCCATGCCTGTGGCTCTCCTGCTGCTCTCCCGCCAAACATATCGTCATACTTTTCAAGGTCGTCACCGCTAATGCCGTTATCCCTCAGCAACTCGCCTAAGTCTATGCCATGTTCAATTGACACGTCCTTGGCTTCGTCCATCAGGTCATTCCACTTATTAAGCTCGTCGCCAAGCTCAAACGTCCGCTCTCCCTCCGGGTCTTTCTCGAAAGCCTCATCAAAAGCGTTTCTCGCTTTTGCCCAGCTCTTGAAGGTGTTCACAAGTCTCGGTGTCAGTCGCTTTATAGCGTCCTCAAGGCTCTCTGCCGCCTCGCTCGGCCTATCTTGTCTGTCCTCGCTATAGTTCCCCACTTGCAGTTCTGACTGCTTTGCCACGTCCGCGGCCTCACCAAGAATGCTGCGGTATCTGCCCGGCTCCTTCAGGTTCTCATAGCTGCGCCAAAGGATATAACGCAGCTCGTTGTCTGAAAGGGTAAAGTCATACTTATCGGCAAAGTCCGCAAAGCCAATGGCATGAAGCATATCAAGGAAAAAGTCCTTTATCTTCTGCCAGAAGGTCTCGGGTATGTGCTCGAAGTCGGTCTGCTCTGCAAGGCTTGCAAGATACTCTTCGGTAGCCACACGGAAGTCGCCACCGTACTTGCTCAGTGCCAACTCCGTGATCCGCCTGCGCACATCGTTGTCGGCGGCTGCATACACGTTGTCAAGGAACGTGTCGAAGTGGCTGCCGAACATCTTCCTCAGTCCGTAGTGCGCCACGCCCTCATGGAGCAAGGTCTGCATCACGTCCTCCACATCTCGGTGGTTAGGAATAACGATGGTTATCTCATTCGTGTTGCGATCATAGAAGCCCTTTGCACGCGACTTGCGTTCCTTCAAAGTCGAAGTGTCCATTACGATATTCACGTTGTCAAGGTGAAGTGTCTTGGCAAGTCGCTTCACGGATGCCTCCATGTCCTTGCGCTCACGGTTGGCAAAGGCTTTCTGCTGTGCCTTCGTGCGGTTGCTCTTGCCAAGCCATTTCGCTACAGGGTCGTTCATCAGCGACAACTCTTCATCACTGTAGGCTCCACGACCCTCACGACGACGGGTATTGCCTTTCAGCCACTCTTCATAGCTCGGACGGCTCGCCTTTCCTGCATTGCCTTCCTCAGGCTCGCTAATCTCAACGCCTCTTGCAACAAGCGCGTCTCTAAGTGCAGGTGGCACGGTGTTGAACGGTACCTTTATCCCCGTCCCTGCCAGCCTGACGGCATACTCATCGGCAACTTCGTCTACAGGAACGATACGAACAGGCTTATCCCAACGGCTCAAAATAACCATTCGAGGCTTGCCATGCGCTGCCATCTCCCTGCCAACGGGTCCTGACTTCCATTCCACTTCACCCGTTGCATCCTTGGCCTTCTCGGCATGGTAGCCACTCGTCAGCTCGTTCGCCGGGACTTCCACCTCGACAGTAACAAGCTCCGGTCTGTTCCATGCGGAAGAGAACTGGTCATTGATAGGCGTACGTGATGTATGGATATAAGGATTATAAGCCGCATTAATCTTACTTCCATTACCCTTGTCAAGTGTAAAGGTTCCGTCTTCATTAGCCATTTCCGGGTGTTCCTCGCTCTGCTCCCACTTGCCAATCTCAATAGGACTGCGCCATACCCACTTCGTGCGCATGGTGCCATTCTTCGTCTCAACCTGTGTCTTCACCCGGCCACTCATCGGAGGATAGAGCTTACCGTCGTGCTCCGGCATGGCTCGGTACACCTTAACAGTCGGCTCGCTGTCAAGTCTCGCTGCCTCTTCGTCGTCAACTTCTCTGTACAGCACGCCACCTTCCTCGGCCTCTGATGGGGTGGCAGGTTCGTCATTATGTGGACTGTCCGCTGTCTCTTCAAGGTTGGCTTTCACCTGTACGGTAACGCCAAGGGTCTTGCTCAGGTAGTCAAGCACCTTCTTTAGGTTGCTCTCGCTTACCCAAGATACCATGTTGCCGCCGCTGGTGGTAAACTCGTCATCGAGTAGCCTCAGAAGTTTCTTATCCAAGAAGTACTTGCCGCCGCGCGATTTTGACTTAGGAACGCTCAGCTTGTAGTCGTTATAATGGTAAGACGTTCCACGCTCTATCTTGACTTCCTTGTCTGTGCTCTCAACGGCATCTCCTTCCTTTATCTTTTGCAGCATGGCACTGATGGGAACGCTGGTCTTTAAGTCCTCTTCTTTGAAGCGGTCGTTCATCAGGATACCTTGCTTGACATCGCCGTCAATGGTCGTATAGCTGATAAGCTGACCTTTGGTCTCCGGAGATTTCTGAGTATCTACAAGCGCCTGCATCAGGTTGCCAGTTACGATATAGGCGGTCTTGCGGCTTTTCGTAGGCACCTTGCTGTCCCAGTTGTCCATGTTCAGACCACGGGCTTGGTAACCAAGCATTATGCTCTGGTGCTTGATGTTTTCAAGGCTTGTCTTATCGCTAAGGGGCACTTCTATCTTCCGTCTTCCGTCAAGCGTGGCAAAAACTGCCGTTGAGGATGAACGGGAATAGCCTTTTCCGAACTTGATACCAAGGAAAGTGCCAAGGCTCGGAATAACGGTCGTGCTCGTGTCATTCAAGTTCAGAGGGATGATTAACGGTTCCAAAGGAGTGAATGCGTCCAATGCTCCCAATACGTCGTCACGCTGGGCATCTATGCTGATATAGCGATTGTTAATCTTCGTCTGCTCCTTGTCGGCGGCTTCCTTTGCGGCAATATCTGCCATGTGGCTTATCTCTTCGTCGCTCCATTTGTTGTTGCCTTTCTTGCGGGCTTTCAAGCAACCTTTGATATAATCCTCACGGGCTTTGTCAATGCGCTTCTTGGCATCGGCTTTCGCCTTATCCTCAACGGCTTTTGCCTTGTCAGCATAGAACTGCTCTACGGCTTCATGCTGCTCTTGGTGCCACTGCTCCCACGGTTTGCCGTCGGTCAGGCGGTCGGCATACTCACGCGCCTCCTTAGCCTTCATAGACTTTTTCAGCACGTCCACTTCTGCCGTCTCCAGATAGGTGTTGTCGGCAAAGGCATTATCACTGCCGGGGTCTGAGCCTTGTTTCCAAACCTTCCTTGATTTGGTCTCGGCTCTCAGTGGCATGGTGGTAATTTCAAGGTCGTTCTCTCCTGCGTCGTTGAGTATCTGCATCTTCACCTTGTATGCGTCGGCAAGGTCATTGAAGATTTGCTCCTGCTCCTTAACGCTGAGGAATGGCAGACGACGGAGTATCTTTCCGGCACAACCTGAGTTTGGATTGTTCTCTTCATCACCGCCACGGCGGTTGCTCTTCTTGCTCTCATCAGAAAGCATGTCGAGTGGGTCGCCAAGACGATCTTCCAAGTCGGGGTGCTCCATCATATACGACCATGTTACTTCATCGCCGTACTTATTCATGAAGTCGGTAACTTCCATTTCGTTGAACTTCGACTTCTGCGAAGAGGTGGTGTTTGCGTCAAGCGATTTCAGTTTGTTCTTGAACATCATCTGCAAACGCTGCTCGGCAGGAATGGAACTCACCAAGTAGATGTAACGGCCACGATGCACCTGACCGGTACGGTCTATACGGCCGCGCATCTGTACCTCGTCGTTGATGTCGCTCTGGAACTGCGCGGCTATCATCACACGAGGACTTTGGTCGCTGAACTTGCTGCTCGCATGGAGGCTGATGCCGGTGCTGCCGCTCTTATTGATAAGCAGTACGTCCAAACCGCCATTCTTGCCGCTGGCACTGTTGAAGGCAGAGGCGGCGGCCTTGCCGTCCATCTCCTTGCTGCTGCGGCTCTGAACAATATAGTTGCCCTCGGCGTCCTTCACCATCTCTGACTTGCGGCCGGTAATCTCACCTACCTTGTAACCTGCTGCCTCAATCCGCATCTTGATAGCGTCCATAGGGTCGATAGGCAAGCCTATACTCAGATTGAGAATGGTCTTGCGTATCTCATTGTACTTGGCAACGGCTTCATCGCCAAGGTCGTTGATGTTGAGGGTCTTGTTGACCTGATTGTCCTTATTGCCTACCTCGCCCTCGGTATAACGAAGCGTGCCCTCCAAAGCTCTCATCAGAGTCAAGGAGAAGTTTGGAAGCTCCGGCATTGGGGTGTTCCTCGGCATGTCGTCCAAGAAGCCTTCCATCGTGTTGTTGAAACTGATAACGGGCTTCTCGCCTTTCTTCAAGCACTCTATGGCTTTATCGGCTACGGCATTGGCCTTCAGTGAGAACAACAGCTGATTGACAAGATTGTACATCTTGCTGGCAAAGGGGACATTGTTCACACCCATGTGGCTGGTGCCTTGGGTCTTCTTGCTGAACATGCCTTCCTCGGCCATGTCCTCGCTCATCTTCTCGATAGACGGGTCTACATAGTTGTCTTGGAACTCACGGATGGCATTGAATATCTTGGCAACCTCGTCAAACTGGGCACGCTGCTGCTTGTCGGTCTCTTCGTCCACGCCTTCCCAGTCAATGCTTACGCCGGTGAAATCACGCTCACGTCTAATCATCTGCCCACTCTGAACAAGCTGCTTGGACATAATTTCCTGCAATGTTACACCGCCATTCTGAATAGCGTCAATCATATCCTTTTGGCTCAGACCGCTCTCGCTCATGGCTGTCTTCATGGCATACAGGGGCATGTTGTCGGGACGCTTGGCAAAGGTGGCACTAAGATATGTTACTCCCTCTGCACCTTTGAGCAAGTCTTGCATGTACAAACCACTCGACGACTGACCGCCTACGGTATGGCTCTCGTCCAAGAAGACATAGTTGTCCTTGGCAAGCGTCTCCAGCACATCACGGCGAATATCACCATTCTTGTCAGCACCGGGTGTCTTGCCCTTGTATTTCTTGTCCTTAACTTCTATTTCACCATTCTTGCCTATCTCATAGGTCTTGGTGCCGGACTGTATCTGAGAGTAGGTGACAAGCACATAGTCATACTCAGGTGGCAGCTTGCCGTTCTGGAGTATGTAGTCATAGACACGCTCACGCTCCTTGGGCTTGGGAAGTCCGTAAACGACACGGGTAGCGGGCTCGCCATTCTTGTCATAGACTTTCTCGCCGTTCTCATCGACAACGTTCTCAACGATATTGCCATCATCATTTGAGGCAATAAGGAACGGACGTAAACCATTGCTGCCTATATCGCACATATCACGGTAGTTGTCCGTGTACAGACGTGCCTTCTGAGTGAAGTAGATAGGGGTCTTGCCTTGCTTGATAGCCCAGCGGATAAGGGCTGCACCCTGTCTGCCTTTGCCTACACCGGTCATATCGCCGATAATGAAGCCCTTGCCATGCTTCATCTGATTGATGGCAAGTGCCACACTGTCTATCTGCTCGGCGGCAAGATGAGAGTACAGTTCGTCCTTGCTGCTGTAGCCAAGCTCTGAGCGTACCATCTCGTCAACATCGCCAAGCTTGTCAAGGTTCTCGGCAATAGCCTCAGCCTGTGCAGCTGGCACACGGCTTTGAAGTGTCATGCTCTGGCTCTTGTTAGGATAGGCTACTTTCTCCTGTCCTAACTCTACCTTCTGACGGGGTGCTTGTGGTGCGCGCGGTTCTGTACGCTGAGGCTGTGCCTCAGCATTTTTGGTTATCGCGGGTCGCTCTCCAGTGGTGTTATTCCGTTCAGAAGTTCCTCCACGGTTATCTCCTCCGACTGTTCCTCGTCCAGTGCTTCCGCCTGCTCGCCGTTCTGAGGATTGCCCTTGTGAGGGTCTGTTCCCCTGAACAGCATGATTGCTTCCTGCATTTCGTCCGTCTGCATTATCCAGTCGGTCAGCGCTTCCATGTTGGCTTCGTTCTCCATTTCCTCGTCCGTCTTGGGCTGAGGAAGGTCGTACACTCCGTCCGGGTTGTGGACGTCGCTCCATCTCGCCTGCTCGTACGGGTTGTTGCTGAACTCCACCTGCTGCCTCACTATTGCCAGTACGCTCTGACGCACTGTTGACTGGCTGACTTCCGTCACTGTTGACAGCAGCGGAAGGCTCACGCTCCATTTGCTTAGCTTGTTGAATGTCATCTTCTACTCGTTTATATAATTCGTCGAATGTCTTTACTTGCTCGGCTCGCGCCTTCTTCTTCACCGGTGGGAAGGTGAACTTCTCAGGATTGTCGCCTACGTCGGTCTTGCGTCCGGCAATGAGTATCATGCGCACATTGTAACCGGTTCCGTTGCGCTTGTACATGTCGCCGTCAAGGTTGATAACGTCAACGACGTTGTAATGGGTGTACAGGTGCTTGAACAGTTTCATATCCTTGGCCTGCATAGCACCATTGCTCATATACTGGGTGTTGCCGCCGATGATGATGGCGGCACGCCCGTCGTCCTTCATGGAGGCAAGAGCATTAATAGCCATAAGCCCCTCCAGACTGGTTATCTTCGTCCTGCCGCCGTCAAACTCCTTCTCCTGCGTACTGCCGAATGGTGGGTTGGTAGCCACTGCGTCGTATGCCTTGGGCTCAAACGGCATGGTGCCGTCCTGATTGGTTATCCGACCGTAGGGCATGGTACGGAGGTTCATAAGTCTGCGCTCGTCGATGTCGTTCACATGCCACAGCGGTGCCGGGATGCCTATCGTCAACGCTCCGTTGCCTGCGCTCGGCTCCAACAGCTTCAACGGCTTCTTATCGCCACCCATCATGAACATATCCATCACATAGCCGAATGGGGTAGGTGTTGAGTATTGCTGATGAGCAACACGGCTGGTGTCTCTCGCGTTCAGGCTCGGCTGAGACTGATACAGTCTTACAACCTCGTCAAAACCAGCCTTTTTTGTCTGCTCGTCCTTATTGATGTCAGCCTGAGCAACCTGCCTTGTGGCAAGTGTCATTGCTCTCTCCACAAGCTCCTGCATGTCGGTGTCCTTGTAGTCTTTCAGCAAGTCATACTTCTGAGCCATTTTCTTGATGTCGCTCATCGTAAGCTTGTGGTCGTACTTGCCGTAGGCTGCATCGTCCTCGATGGCGTTCTGAATTTCAATGACAAAGTTCTTTTCCTGAATTTGCCGCTGCTGATACTCTGCACTGTCGCCGCTCAACTCCTTTTCAGGCTTGGTCTCTATCGGCTTCTCCTTGCCTTTCTCATCATCGGTAGTGATAACGGCAGGCTGCTGCTCGGTAGTACCCTGCCCTGATGTCTGCTCGGTAGCTTTCTGTTCTGTAGGCTGCTGCTTTGCGGCAGCTTCCTCCCCTCCAAACAAATCATCAAACAATGATGGTTCCTGCTGCGAAGATACTGCTTTTTTCTTTTCGTTATTCTCCTTAGACGAAGTTTTTTTGCCCCGCAACGCATTTTTGATGGCATTGGTCGAAGTCTTTGCCTTAGGTGCGCTCTGCATCTGCTGAAGTATCTTCTCAGTGGCTTTCTTCGTAGCCATGCCGTCAACGCTAACGTCCCAGCCATTGTTGCGAAGACCCTGCTCATACTCGTCAAGCATCTTCTTCGGGAAACCGGCCATACGGGTCCCGTCCTTTCTCGTAACAACGCTCACACCAGTAACCTCGCCCAATGCCACAGCGTCATTGCCGTAGGCCTCGTAGAAGTCGCCTGCGGTCTTCAGATGCACCGTCGTCGGCACTTCTTCTACCTCTATCTTGGACAATGGCACACGTTCGTTGTCTGTGGTATAGACAGCCTCTATCACCGGCTGAGAGAACTGAGCTGCGCCTACCTGCTCGCCCTTGCGCACAAGCATTACTATATTCGTCCGCTTGCCATCAACGTAGATGGGCATGTTCTTTTCTACGTCCTCTTCGGTGGCAGGTCGAAGCGTGAAGCCTCGCTCACTGTATCGTGTATTCTCTTTCTTCTCGCTCGGTTCGGTACGCCGCTGCTGTGCAGTGGATCCACCATTGAGGCCCATGCCAAGCAACTCTTGTATCGCCTTCCGCTCGCCAAGCATATTAGCAAGGCTACCGACTACGTCCACATTCTTCTGGTACTTGCCGTTCACAACACCCTCGGTCTTGCCTTTCTTGAACATGTCGGCAAGCTCGTCTATCCACTGCTCGCGGTCTTTCATAGCCTTCTCCAACATCTCGCGTGTAGGCTTCTCCTTGAATGTATTGAGCTTGGATAGGAACTTGTCATGAGCCTCTTCTATCATGAGGTCCATGCCTTTGCTCATATCCTCGTCCTTGTAGTAATCGTTCAGAACGACGGTCTTACCTGCCTTCAAGTCCTTAAACAGCCTGTCGGTGTCAACCTCGTGCAGTCCGGATGTCTTTTCCTCGCCTTTCAGTTTCTTCTGCTCGCTCTTAACGTCCTCTTCAGAAACATTGCTTGCTGCACGCTCCACATGGCTCTCGTTGCTCACCTGCTCAGCGGTATCAAGGATAGAAGGCTTAGTATCTTCGCCATCTTTGTCAATAGTAGCCACGTTGAACTTGCTCACCGTCTCGTAGTCGTCCATCTCTGCGTCCAAGCCGTTAGAAGTAATCTCTGGCATATCACGCACACCATTGTAGAACGCTTTCAGATAGGGACGCACAACATCGCCCAAGTCGTTAATCATCGCCTTGCTGTAATCGGCAAACTTCTTAACGCCTCGGTCAATATACCCGGCTGTCAGCTCCAGTCCTATGGCAAGCACCTCAGGGTCAACGCCCATGTTCAGGTTGTTGAGCTTCGCGCGAAGTCGCTTCTTAAGCTCTTCCATGCGCTCATCGCTCACCAGTCCGAACTGACCGGCATTGGCTTTCTTAGGCTTTTCAGTCTTTCCCTTAGTGGTAGTACGCTTTTGCTTCTGCTCTGTACGCTCGGTTGATGCGTTCTGTTTAGTAGGCTGCTGCTCCACAGCGGCCTCTTTCACGCTCTTATACTCGCTGAACGGCTTCGTCTTCCGTTTGCTGCTCTCAACCCACTTCTTGAAGTCCTCGCGGCTCACCTCAGTAACCGTGCCAACTTTCCAGCCTTTCTCGTACTGTCCCTTGTAAGCCTCAACAGCAGCTTCTTTGGAAGGGAAACCGTACATCACTTTGTGTTCGTCAAACTTGCCGGTCTTCTGGTTTATCTGGTCAACGACATACACATTGCCGCTCGTCGGATTGTCTGACAGGTACACGTCGATATGATCACCGTCAACGCCCTCGGTGCCCTTGATATACCCGTAGTCGTAGTGCATGGGCACACTCCAAGCCTTTCCCGATGCGTCCTTTCCGCTCCGGGTACTGCCTTTCGGGTTCTCAATGGTGATGTCATAGCCGTCAACCTTGATATGTCCCTTCTTATAGTTACCGGCCTCTTTCTGCTTCTCAGTAGGCTCAGTGTTCACGCCTTGCCGCTCTGTCTCCTTCTTCTCAGATGAAGAAGTCGATCCTATACTATGGCTACTATCGTTTCTATGGCTACTATCCCCGCTCGGTTCTGTAGGTTGCTGCTCCGCAGCGGTTCTCACATTATATTTTCCACCATTATGGTTCGCCTTGTCACCTTCGCCGAAGATTACAGTTACCTTTCCAGTCTTAAGGTCTTTATATATTGTACGGGAGCCATGACCGTAGGTATCAACATGGGTAGCCTTTATGCCTTCCTCATCATGGCTTTCAGTTCCTCCTGCACCGTTGGCTGGCCCGCTTCCGCTCTCAGTTCGTTCGCGTCCCTTACCATCTGTTGGGCTTCCTTGTCGCCCTTCTCCGCTCTGGCTACTGTTGTCAGCCACAGCATTGCTTCTTGTCTTTCCATTGTTATTGCTTATTGGTTTATATTCGATATTGAAAATACGGCGGATAGACTCTTGTCTGTCTGCCTGCTCGCCCATTGTCGTGCCGCCAAACAAATCACCTTGGCTCTTGCCCTGCACAAGGTCGAAGTAGTCGTTGAGGCTCTGCTGCGTCTCCCTCATGCTGCAACCTTGCAGACGGCATGCCAGCTCTCTTGCAAAGTTACTGAATTTATCCGACGGCATGTTGTCGTCAAGCATGTTCGTCTGACGCTCCCAGTCGTGCATGGCATTCTTGGCTCCTTTGTAGTTGGAAGCCTTGGCAAACGCCTCATTGCTCATCGCACAGTCATACCATGCCTCTATCGCCTTCTGTATCTCAGGTAATATCCGCTCGCTCTCAGCACTGTCGAAGTCGCGCATGAACGTGGAGAGGATAGCTTTCTGCGCCTTGGCGGGCATCTTGTCAAACATCGTGGGCAGGTCGCTCACACCACCTTGGAACAAACTCTGCTTCAAGATATTCTGCAAGTCCATGCGTGCCTCAGGCGTGAGGTTGCCTTTCTTGTCAAAGGCACTCTGTGCAGCCGTGTCGCTGATAGCTCCCTGTGTTGCCAGCCAATTCACTGCCTTGGCTCCGTTCTGCATGAGCACATCGCTCAGACTTGCGTCCTCGTCGGGTGAGGACAGCAACACGTTGGCAAAGCTGCTCACCTTGCCGCCAAGCTTCTGTGAGGTCGTCACAGGGTCGATACGCTCAATGCCGCCACTTTCGTTGTCGCTCGCTCTCATCTGGCCTAAGCGGATAGCCTCATCATCAGGCACGTCAAGCTCGTTCACCATCACCGGGTGCTCCATCTGCTGTATCTTCGCTACGTCCTCAGGAGTGAAGCCAAACTCTTCGGCATGGTCGGCGATATACTGCTTGTATGCGTCCTGAGCCGGTTTGAAGGCTGGATTGGAGTACATAAGCTTCAATGCGTCACTGCGGTTGTTGCCCTGAATGACCTCACCACGGCTGTTCACCGTCGGGGCACTGAACTGGTAGGCACTGCCGTCGCCCGTTATCTCTTCCGGGTTGAGGTCAGCTGCAATCTTAGCAGCTGCCATTCCGGATACAGTGTCCGTTCTGTCCTTTGGCTGTGCCTCGTCGATGAAGAATGACGGGTTGCGCTGTCCGCTGACGTGTGACGGCTGGAGCTCGTCAGCATCAATAACCTTGATGTGGCCTTTGGCTGTGTCGGTGGAAGAGAACTTCACATTGCTCTCCCTGCCGCTAACGCCCTGCGTCTCGCCCTGTCGGTTCACCACCATGCCGTTCACATTGCGGAAACCACGCTTCCGCGCGTCTGCCGGTATATCATTGACTACATCTGGCACGCCGTTCACCTGCTCACGCTCCTGACGGGCTTTCTCAGCGGCCTCGGCTTCCGCCTTCTCCTGTGCGGCTTTGGCAGCTGCCTGTTCCTCAGCACTACGACGGTCGGCGTCCATCTTGCGATTGCGGGGTACCATCTGCACACCCTGCCAGTACTTCTTCTGCTTCTCCAACTCGTCTTTCTGCCGCTGGAGCTGGTCGTACTGCTCGCTCTGTGCGGCAACCTCGTCGAAGTCGTCGCTGTTGTCGATAGCGTCCATCTGCTTATGCACGCCCTTGATAGCCTTGTCAATCTTGCCGACACGGTTGTCTATGCCTTTCTTCACACGGTCGGCATTGCCGTGGTATATCTCTGTCAGTGCGTCATAGGTATCTCCCGGCTCTGCCTGCTCCCAGCTATGCACTGTGCGCACATTTCCCTTACCATCATCAATCTGCTGCGACGGTATGCGGTCAATGGCTCGTGCGGGTTGCTCTCCATCAGCCTGCTGAGGCTGTGCTTGCTCTTGTGTCTGAGGTGCTTGCTCTTGCGCCTGCTCCCCATTCACCCCATTGACCCCACTCTGTTCGGTAGGGCTGGGTTCCGTAGGCCGCTGCTCTGCAGCGGCTTCATCTTGCGGAGCCTGCACCGTCTCCCCGTTAATCTCGGTCGTCATGCTTTGCAGCTCTTCCGGGCTAACCACCTGCATCTTCTTACCATTCACCGGGCTCTCGGTGTATATCTCCACACCGTCCTCGCCGACACCGGTAACCTGCCCACGTATGGGCATACCACCGTTGTCGATGGTAAACGTATCATCGACTTGCCACTGATGAGGCTCTGACATATCAGGAGCCACAACACCACCCGGATAGGTCGGTACTGCTCCGCTGACCTCATCACCTTGCACGACGGTTCCGCCGCCTTCCTCACCTTCGCCTTCGCCGATATTGGAGAGGTCTACGATATTGCCGCCTTCAGGCACGACGGTTCCGCCTTCTGGCTCAACTGTGCCGCCTTGGTCCAATATGCCTTGGTCGCCTTCCTGCTCGGTTGGCTGCTCCTGCCCGCCATCTTCGTCGCCTTGTGCCGTTATCTGCATGTTGGTATTGTCGACCATCTGCTGCAACGTGTTCACGTCCATGGCCACAACCTTGCCGTTCATGCTCACGTTAACGGTGCCATCGGGGTTCTGTACGGCTCCCGTCTGACCGTCAGCCACGATGGTAGCCGCTATCTGCTGTCCGGTGTTGTCCGTAAGGGTATAGGTGTTGCCTGCGGTAAGATTGACCTTGCCGTTTATCTTATCTGCGGCTTCCTGCGCCTTGCTCTGTTGGATAGCGTCAATGGCTTGCTGCTTGGCCTGAGCACCGTCTATCGGCATGTCAAGGGAGAATAGTTCATCAGGAGAAATCATCTGAACCTTGCCGTCCTCATCGACAACGACAATACTCATGTCGCTCTTCTGATTGTCAACGCTCTTCCCGTCGTCGGTCATTACGACATTGCCGCTGGTGATATACACCTTCTTGTCCGTGCCGTCTGGGTTCTGCGCCTTCAGCGTCGCCGACTGTATCATGCCGTTGGAATTGGTACGGCTGTCATAGATGGCTCCTGTCTGCTGAACCTCGTCGTCTATATCGTCCCTCACACGCTGCATCATGCCCTCATACTCCTGCTGGGCATTGACAACAGCCTGAGCAAGCTTGTATTCCTCGTCGTTTTCATTATATACTGGAGTGTCGTCAGCCCACTTGTCATTCAATAAGCTCTGTGCGTCTCGGTGACGATGCTGTATGTCCTGCATACTCGGTTCACCTTCCCAACGCTCGCGGCCCGTCTGCTCCATATATTCATCGAACTTCTGCTGAGCAGCTGCCAGTCTGTTCTTTGCGTCGTTCATCGCCGTAGCGTCGGTAGTGTTGTAGCCTTGCGTGTAGCTCTCGTTGGCTGTGTTCGTCTCCTTATCGGTCATGCCGTTGCGAGTAGCAGCCTCCTGACCCATGTTATGCCCACGCATGATGACAAGCCGCTGGGCATAGTCCCACACGGCTTGCTTCTCTTGGTCGGAAAGCTCGTCATTGCTAAGCACATCCTTCATCACCTTGCCGAAGTCCTCATTGGTAGTACCGTCAATCTCATCCTTGATGGGTGCCCACTTGTCTGCCGTGAGCCTGAACGACGCTACCTTATCGGCATTGTCGAGTTTGTGTTGGTCTTGGTGGTACTGGACTGCCATTGCCGCCTTATGTCCGCCCTGCATCACCATCGACGCACCGCCCATACCTGCCATTGAGAACAGCATGCCGCCTACGATGTCAAGTTGCTGCCTGCCGTCAAGCAAGTCACTCATCTTGTTTCCACCGTCAAAGATGGCATGAAGGGGTATGCCTACCTCTTCCTCCATCACTTCTTGCGGATAACCATTGAAGCCAGCCATCTTCATGTATTTGTTCACGCCCTGCATGAACTCACTCTTGCCGACCTTGGTAAACCAGTTGCTCACTCTGCCAAGTCCCATCTTCGTTAATGCGGAAGAAGCAAACTTGCCAAGGTGCATGTGCTCGCCAAGCTGCTCGGTGTAGTTCTCAATGATAGAATTGGCTTCACCTTCATAGATAGAACGTCCGAGGCTCTTGCCTCCTTCAAGCTTATAATCGCCGGTTTTAGGGTCGTAGGCCACATCACCGGCATATCTCTGCCCGATGTCCGCACCTGTCTGACCTGCCTGTATAGTCGTGGTGAGTGCAGTGGCTGCTCCAAGGTCACCAAGCATAACGCCGGTATTCTTCAACACGCTGCGACCAATATTGCGCATCATGTTGTTGGCTCCCTGCTTGATGGCTATCTTACGGGCCAGCTTCACGCCCATGCCCTCACCGGCTCTTGTCAGCCCGCCTATCATGCCGGTTGCATTGCCTGCCATAAACTGGAGTGCGAATGGCAGCGACTGTGCGCATATCCTCATAAAGCGGTAGCCATTGCCAAGCACCTTTTCTGCCTGCTGAGCTGCAACACCTGCCTTGTAGGTATCCTCCATCATCATGCGCTCGGAAGCTTTCTCTCTCGGTGTCTGTGCAGCTCCTGTCTTTGCACGGAGCATGGCTGAGGTAGTCAGCAAGTCACTATAGCCGTTGTCCCAGTTCGACGGGTCAAAGGCATAGTCGCGGAAGCCACGCCACAGTCCGCCAAGGAAGGTGCCTGTCTTCTCGTCTCGCGCCGCCTTCAGGTCTCTAATCTGCTCGTCAACCTTCTTGCGTGCTGCCAATAAATTGAGGTATTCGGTATCGGTCATGCGACCGTTGTTGTCGTTGGCGTTCATCGTACTGACGGCACCGCCACCGCCACGGGGAAGATCTCGCCACCATTTGTCTCTATTCTCATCGTCGAGTTCCTTACCATGCTGTTCCAAGAGCTTGTCAAGCCTCTCTGCTTCGGCATAGGCATTATTCAACTGCCCGGTCTCGCTCTGGTCATAGCGATACCGGTCAACGGCATTCTGCTCGGTGTCTGCCTCGGCTCGGCTGGCAAACTCATTGCCGCTCTCGGTCAAGTAGGTGTCGCCCGGCTGCTGTTCAGGAGCAACATCGAAGACGGGACGCGGTTTTGCCACCGTGCCGTTAACATGTCGCCTGACTACCTTCGCGTTCTGGCCCAAATGCACGGGGTCCACTTTCAACCCACGGTTGCTGTTGGCATAGTCCATCTGGTTTTTCGCGCGTTGGAGTCCGGCTGCACTTTGATGCACAATGCCTTGGGCATTCCGGATGAATTGCGCACGCTCAGCCGCAGTCATGCCGCCGCCCTTTGGCTTCGGCTGAGGCTTAGGAGCCGGTGCCGGGGTGTTCTGATGCTGAGGCTGGGAAGGCTGAGGCGGTGCCTGCATCTTACCCATGAAGTCCTCATACGTTTTACCGATGTTAGCTCCATGCTCGGTCAGGAGGTCATAGACCTTCTTTCTGTTGGGGTAGTTGTCATTACCCGTGAAGCCTTTCTCAAACTCATCATAGCTCTGTGAGTATCCGCCCTGCTGGAGAGTGGAGTACAACTTTTGAAGTTTACCTTTATCTAATGGCATATCTTATAGTCTTTGATGATCGTTATAATTTAAGCCCTGATGCCCAGTTGCCGCCCTTGGCACCACCGCCTTTCTTGGCTGGCTTGGATGGTGCATTCGGCTTCGACTTTGCGTGTGTCTTCCTGTAAAGAGCCTCTACATCCGAGGCAAGGCTGGCAATAGTTCTGTTGGTAGTCGTCTCAGTCATTCCACCAACACCGCCCTTCTTCTTATATTGCAAAGGAATGCCATACTGTTTAGCATAGCTGACAACCGCTCTCTCGTAGTCTGCTTTCGATGCGTAGGGCACACCGTTGAGCGTAGCGTAAGGTTTGCCGCCCTTGCCGCCAGAGTTGCCGCCCTTGTCGCTACTGCCGCCTACCCACGACGCTGTTCCACGTCTGCGGTGCTCGTCTGCTGAGGCATTCGCGTTGTTCGTCTGTGCGTCAGCCTGCTTTTTCTTTGCTTTCAGCAGGTCGATTTCAGCCTGCTTCTTGGCTTGCTCCTCCGGCCAACCTGCTATGAGGTACTCCAATTTCTTAGCGGCAAGGTCGGCGGCTGACTGGTCTTTGGCTGCACGGGCTGCAAGCACCTCGCCCTGTGCCTTGGCAATGGCATTCTTGCGCTCAGTGTCCGCCTTCTTCCATTCGGCTGCTGCGTCGGCATTCTGCTGCTGTATGGCGTGAAGGTCGTCGGCTTGCTTGGCTTTGATGTATCCGTCCACATAACGCTGCCTGTTCGCCTCACGCTCCTTTTTAAGGTTCGTCCAGTAGTTTTCAACACGCTCGCTGTTCGTCTCCTTATTGGGGTCGTACATATTCGGGGCATACTGGGTAGTGAAGAAGAGGTTGCTAAGTGCCGATATGCCGTCGCCGATGGCGGCGAAGAGACGCTCACGCTTCTCCTTCTTCCGCTCCTTCTCCAGCTCTTCCTTGGTCGGCTCCTTGTATGGCTCCATAGCCGCGAACATGTCAGCATACGACATCGCCGACTTCTTCTTACTGTCCTGCGGCTCTGTGTCCACCGCTGCTGCGTCCTTATCCTTGCCAACATCACCATTACTGCCGGTGGGGGTAGTGGTGGTGTTACCGGTGGTGGAAGTGGTTGTGTTACCGGTGGTGGAGGCGGTGGAGGAATGAGTAGTGGTCTGCACGTTAGGTGTGAAATTACCCGTGCTGGCAGGCGTAGGTGCCTGCTGCGCCTGCTGCTGCTCCACAAGGTTGATGGCGGCTTGTGTCGGGTCGGTCGCCTCTGCGGTCGTTACAGGCTTCTTTGGCTGCGCACTCGCACTATTGCCAAAGTCAACAACACCTTGTGCGCCGTCAACAGGAGGGGTGGCGGTACTTCCGCCTCCAGTAGCGGGCGGTTGCGACGATGTGGTGTCAGTGCCCCTGGTCGTGCCGGTGGCAGTCGTGCCTCCATTGCCCGGTGAGCCTTTTCCGCCGTTCAAAATATCATTGATTGTTACGTCTTTCTGTGCCATTTGAAAAACAATTCTTATTCAATTCAAAAACAAAGAATGGCGAATTGTTTTCGTATTGTTTCAGAATTGAATACGAAAACAATCCGCTTTGATTCACCACGGCATTTTGCTCGCTGCATTAGTAACGCCTTGAACAGCCTGACTGATATTCTCAGCCTTTTTTTGCTCCAAGTTGTTCAGCTGCTCCACAAAGGCATTGTCGTTAGCCTGATAGGTCTGCTCTATCTCGTCCTTGCGTGCGTCTGCCTGAGCGTTGATGTTGCTCATCACATTGCCCAAAGTCTCGTTAGCCTGAGCCTTTGCCTGCGCCACGCTCTCGTCTGTGCCACCGCCAACGGCAGCACTGCCCGCCGCAGCGTCTGTCTGACGTTTCAGCATGTCCTGCGTCTGACTGAGCACACGCTGAGCGTCAGCACGCTGTGTGGCATCCTCGTTATACCGCTGGTCGTACCAGTCTTGGTTCTTTTTGCGCTGAGCCTCGATGTTGCGCTTCATCTTCTTGATCGCCTTGCTTGCGCTGATACCGCCGAAAACGGCACCAGCTGCGCCTACTGCTGAGCCTACTATTCCCATATTGTATAAACTTAAATTTATCGCTCAAAGGTAAAGCTTTACCTTTGCACAACGAGTTTAACTTTATACGCTGATATAACTTATACGCTGATGAAAGGTAAGAAAACAGGTGGACGCACAAAGGGCACGCCAAACAAGGACACGCCGCAGAAGAAAGCTATCAAGGCTATTCTTCGCGACCACTCCCTTGCCTACATCACACCACATGATGTCGTCGACGAAGAGACCGGCGAACACTCTATGCTCTCACAGCTCGACATGGACCTCGCAATGATGAAGGCCGCCGAACGGGCACAAATCGAAGTAAAGCTCATGGAGTTCCACACGCCGAAGATGCAGAGCACCTCCGTCGATGTCAACATGCCCGACACAAAGGTAACTATCGAAGACAAACTCTTAAAGCTCTCACAAGAGCCCGAAGAAGAATAACTCTTTCCTCCCCCGGACGGAAGTATCTGCCCACTCATCTACTTCCGTCTACTTATAGAGGACAGCCATTGCGGCTGCCCTCTTTTTTATGCCCTTTTTAAGGCTAAAACAATTCCAAAATCAATTCTAAAACAATTCCAAAATCAATTCTAAAACAATTCATGCAGAATTGATTTTAACTTCGTCTGATTATCAATAAGTTACAAAGACAGACTGAAACAAAGTCGAACAAAAAGCAAAAACAATTCGTGCGCATTTGCTTCCAACTTCGTGCA